ACTTGGCATGACGTAGAATACTTTGACAACCAGTTTGTTGCTGTTCAAAGAAGCTCAGCCAATGCATACACCTCTACCGATGGCATTACTTGGACTTCAAGATCACTCACTAACTCTGCTACTTGGACTGCACTCATCTCTAAGAATCAAGCCTACACCACAAAAACTCCTGTTTCTGTCCCTGCCCAGCCCATCACCATGGTCACCCTAGATGACAAGTCAGTAACAAACATTACCACTGATGGCATCACTTGGACTGCCGCAACTCAAGCAATAGGTGGAGAAAAGTACAAGGGACTTTACGATGGCAGCAAGTTTGTGGCAGCAGGAAGAAAGTCAGTTATCTACTCAACCAATGGCGTGTCTTGGAACCTTAGCAATCTATTCCCTGCAACATTTATCACAGCAAACACTAACCCAAGTACTATGGGAATAGCCTACAACGGATCAAACAAATACATCATAACGGCCCAGGCTTCAACAGTAACAGCAGTCTCCACTAATGGGATCACTTGGACAGTAGGCAGCTCCCCAAGCACAACTGGTTCTGGATCTGCCTTTAAATATGGTCTAGGAAGGTTTGTTAGGGCAAGTTCTACTAACAATAACCCTAACATTCATCACTCAACTGACGGTATTACTTGGACAGGTTTTTCCAACCCTACTGGAACCTTAAGTATTAATGATTTTGCTGTAGGAAAAAATTTATCTGCAGTAGACATTATGGTTGGAGTAGGAACTAGAGCAAATATTGGATCAATTTACTCATACGATGCTCAAACTTGGTCCCGTAGCACCATACCTGCAGCAAACACTACAATATACAATGCAGTTGCTTTTGGAAATAATACATTTGTTGCAGTAGGAAATTCATGGGATGTGGCACTTTCCGCAGACGGAATTACTTGGACCCTTACCACTAAGCCAAATAGCACAGTTTGGTATGATATAGAGTACGTTGACAACCAGTTTGTTTCTGTAGAAAGAAACTCTGCCAATGCATACACCTCCACCGATGGTATTAATTGGACTTTGAGAACATTATCTGCTTCCTCTAACTGGTCACTTCTTATTTCTGCAAAAGCAGATGGGGTAGTAGAAGGAGGAATAGTTGCTCGCGGTGTATTTGGTGGAGGATACCAAACATCTAACACCAATACGATGAGCTACATCACCATCTCTTCTCAAGGCGACGCAACAGACTTTGGGGACTTGACCGTTGCTAGATATGCATTTGCTGGATGTTCTTCCACAACTCGCGGCGTATTTGGTGGTGGGTTTTCTGGCAGTTCTAATTACAACACCATGGACTACATTACCATAGCCACTACTGGCAACGCCATAGATTTTGGTGACTTAACGGCTGCTACAAAAGACATTGCTGCGTGCTCATCCACAACTCGCGGTGTATTTGGTGGTGGATATACTGGAGACTTTACCAACACCATGGAGTACATTACCATAGCCACTACTGGCAACGCCATAGATTTTGGTGACTTAACGGCTGCTAAATCACAGGTATCTGCGTGCTCATCCACAACTCGCGGTGTTTTTGCTGGATCAAGCCCAGTTACTAACTCAATAGACTACATAACCATAGCCACTACTGCCAACGCAACAAGCTTTGGTGACTTGACAATTGCTAGACAAGGAACTGCTGCGTGCTCATCCACAACTCGCGGTGTATTTGGTGGCGGTAATGGTCCCTCCAACGTAATAGACTATATTACTATCGCTACTACTGGTAATGCAACAGACTTTGGTGACTTGAATGTTGCAAGGCGTGAGCTTGCTGCGTGTTCATCTACAACCCGTGGTATCTTTGGTGGTGGTTATGGCGGTTCTAACACCCTAGACTACATAACCATAGCCACTACTGCCAACGCAACAAGCTTTGGTGACTTAACAGAGGTGCAAATTTCCCTTGCCGCTCTTTCAAACGCTCATGGGGGTCTAGGATGAGCAATATTATAAAAGCTAATCAATATAAAGAAATAACAGAAAAAGTATCTAATCATGCTGAAATTGTTGCTCGTGACTCTGAGATTTTTCAAAAATCTTCTTCACAATTTAAAACAGTTGCTCTAGATGTTACTGATTTAACAGCAAGCGAAACAGCAAAGCATTTACTTGCTAGTATTTTAAAAACAAGGGCAGCATTAGAAGAAGCATCAGTAGCAGTACGTCGTAAAGATGTACAAATTCGTCGTAAAGAACAAGAATTATTAGTTGCATCAGGATTTGATTCTGAAGATTTAATTATTGATATTGATGAATTGAAAAGTGAACTAGTAAGAACAGAGGCGGCTGCACGGGGAGCAATAAGAAAACTTGCATTTTTAACAACGCAATATGATCAAATAGTAGATATTATTGGTCATCAATCTGAAGAAGAATATGAAATGGATCAGGCTAGACACCATGTTATGACTGCGTTTATGCAAGCATTGACAGCAGCACGTTCACGCGGTGGAATTATTGATGAAGGAAATCATATTTATTTGTTTCAACTTGGAATTAACGGTGCTGTAGCTCAGGCCCATGTAACTAGCCTATTATCACAAGAATCTGGATTAATTGCTGATGGTCAAGCACCCTCACATGAGATGGTAGTAAATTGGTTAAATAGTTTGGCAGATCAATTTGCTAGTTGTTCTTTGGATTATGCTCAGTCTCGTGGATTACTACCCTTGGATTATTCTTCTATGATAGAGCTAGAAAATTAGCCTGGAAAATAACCCTATGATATAATATATACAGTAAAAAACACCTAAAAAAAAGGAAAAAATGAAGCATTATAATGTTTTAATTGTTACTCCAGGTTCATCAATGGAGGCGGAATATGTAAAAAGTTTAGCTGAAACTTTAGCAGAGTGTTCAAATAGAGGAATAACTTATAAATTTCTAAATGCCTCTGGTTCTTTAGTATATAATGCAAGAGAATTAGCAATGTCTTCAGGAGGAGAAACTACTTCCTTAAATCCAGATGACACTGGTCCATTAGGTGGAACAGTTTCTTATGATAAAATCTTTTGGATTGATTCAGACATATCCTGGAAAACCTGGCAATTTTTTAGACTATACGAATCAGATCATGACATAATTACAGGTGCCTATCTCTTAGCAGATAATCAAACTACAAGCGTCCATTCCTGGGAGACCAATGAATATTTCCCAAGACAAGAAATTATGAACATGAATGAAGTAACAAAGATTCAAAGTGCTGGATTTGGCTTTATAGCAATGAAGTCTGGTGTATTTGAAAAAATAGAAAGACCTTGGTTTAAGCACTACACACAAAATATGCAAAAAAGCGACGGTACAACAATTGCAGTTATGATAGGAGAAGATATATCCTGGTGTATAGATGCTTATAGAAACGAAATGGATATATACTTTGATCCACAAGTTCTTGTTGAACACACAAAGAGAGTAAAGATTTCATGGTAAAATACTGTAAAGGAGGAATTAAAAATGCATAACAACAGATATACAATATCAGAAGAAGCACCATACACAGTTGAGGTGTTTTATGATGGAGCAGATGTTCCTGGACTAAGACAACCGTTTTGGCCTAATGGGGATGATTTTGAAAGCATTGGAGATGCTACAGAGTGGGCGATAGAGTTTCTAGACTCACTTGAAAATGAAGATGCACCTTTTCCACGAATTTCAAAAGATTCTGAAAGAGAGTCAAAGCCAGAACCAGAGCCAGTGCCAGAGCTAAATACAGAGCTAGAGCTAGAAACAGGCTTAGAAGAAGAACAAGTCTCAATTGAAGAGTAAAGTCTTTTGTAAAAATAGTTTTTTAGTTTAACTACATTTTAGGAGTTTTACATGCAAGATATTTTTCCATGGGAAAATAATAACTTGGGTGGAACAGAAGTGGCAACCAAGTGGTTTCATAAAAATGTTCTTCCTGAAATAAAAAATTTACATAACTATAGATGTATATCAATACCTGGAAGACCACATTCATTAGAAGATGTTTTTAATAAAGACAAGAAAAATATCTTGTGGCTTCACCTAAATCCAAATCAAGTAGATGACGGAGGGCTAGGTATTTTAAAAAAGGAAGATTTTCTGGAAACTATTCATAAGGTTGTAGTTCTTTCTAATTTTCATAAAAAAAGAACTGCAATTGAGCTAGGAATAGATCCAGACAAGATTCACGTTATAGAGTATGCGGTTGAAAAAATACCTTTTGATGCTTCTAAGTTTGATAACGTCACAAGGCCCAAGATTATTCACGCATCTCAAGCATCAAGAGGTCTAGACGTTTTATTGCAAACGGTATGCGCGATAGATGATGATTTTCAGCTAGACATCTATAATGATTTCTATCCAGAACAGCAACCAGAAAACCCTGCATTGGATGAGTTACTAAAAGACGAAAGAATTACATTCTACGGAAAAACCCCAAGAAACACATTCTTAAAAAAGCTTTCAGAGTCTCATATACACGCTTACCCATCAATTTTTGAGGAGACTAGTTGCCTTGTTCAAGCAGAGGCAATGATTACTGGAAACCTGTGCGTTTACAGCAATATTGGAGTTCTTCCAGAAACCTCTATGGATCATGGAGTTGTTGTTGACTTTTTTAGCACAAAGTCTTCGTCAGAGTTGTTAAAAAGATACAAAGAAGGGTTTTTGAAATCATTAAAGATGGTAAAAAATGGAGAATTTGATCCATCCCAGCAAGTAAAAGATCTTTATGAAAAAAGAAATGCAGAAAAAATTATTGATAAATGGGTTAGTTTTGATAACTCACTAGAGTAGAATGTAAAAAATATCTCAATATTTTCACGCTCATTCATGATAAAATTAAGATATAATGGTAACCAATTCTAACTTATATGCAGAAAAAATTTTTTCAGAACACCCATTAGCTTTATGGCCTCTAGATGATAACATTACGTTTTTGCAGTTGTTTTCGGATTCAAGGCAAGACCTTGGAAATCAGGCTAACTGGACATTAACAGACTTAACGGAAACTGAGGTATCGGATTATTCAGATACCCCTTTCCCTTCTAGCAACTCATCTAGCTTTACTAAAAGCTCTTCTGCAACCAACTCCTCTACTATAGCTAGTAGCTTTACTTTAAATAGTTCAGCAGACTTTAGTAATTCTAGAGGAACCGCTTGCTTTTCTACACATGTCCACGCAGTTTCTGTATTCATTAAGTCTTTTGAAATCGGAGTAATTTATGATGGAGTAGAGTACTTCTCTGAATATAAATTAAAATCAGCTTCCAGTTGGCAAAAAATTTCTCATACATTTGATTTACCACTTAACAGTAATATAACTTTTTTTATTAGAACAATATATCTAGATTTACCAGTTCCATTATTTGAATTTAAAACTCAGTTTAATGGAGTGTCTTTGGGTCAGTGGTCTGAAAATTATAGCAATATAAACTCTGGATTCAATGAACAAGACTTCCCAGATAATCTTCATCACCTTTTAACTTCTGCATCTGCCTATACTTCGGTAACCCTAGATTCTTATGGAACAAATACTGAAATGAATGGCTACTATCTTATTAAAAATAATAAAATATTTGCAGAGAATTTTGGAATCCCCATGGTGTTTGGTTCTAATCACACAACAAGGGTTGTTGAAGCTCCAGATAATAATCCATCAATAATATTTCCAGGAAGCGGATTTCTAAATGATTCGGGTAAGTATAACAATTACACATTAGAAGCCTGGGTAAGAATGGACAACGTATCGGCAAATCCAATAAGAATAATTGGTCCAGTTCAATCTAATGATGGAATATATGTAGAAGAAGGATTTATTACTATAAAGATTGGATATTATTCAAAATCTTATTTTGTTGGTAAATGGTACAGGCCAATGTTAATTCATTTTAAATACTCAGAGACAGAGGCAGTTCTATTGATAAATGGAGAACAGGTTATCACCATGCCATTTGATTTAAATAGCGTAACGCTTTTAGATAAATATTCCCCAGAGCTTCTTGATCAGGATTGGATTGGGGTATATGGAAGCTCTTTAATTTACCCCTTTGAGATTGATTGCATATCAATTACCCCTTATCTTTTACCATTAGAAATAGCAAAAAGAAGATTTGTGTATGGACAGGGTGTTGCTGAAATAAATAACTCAACTGAAATTCTTTCAACAAAATCAACCTTCTTTGATTATTCTTTTTCAGGTTATTCAACAAATGTTTTATATCCAGACTTAACATCTTGGAGAAGTGGTTATGCAAACAATTTAGATACTACTTCAACATACATGACAACCCCCGACTATGATTTGCCAGAAATTCAACTAAAAAGAAATTCAAAATTAATTTTAACTGACAAGTGGTTTGAAGAAAATAAAAATGTAAACGATAATGATCTAGAAGATTATGCATATTTTTTAATGAAGCCTTTTTCTGAAAACATAGCTGCTTCTGCTACGTTCTCTGAAGTAGAGCAAGATATATTTAATTCAGATCCAACAATATACTATGATAGTTTGAAAGTTATTTCAGACAGACTTTCTTCAATTTGTGGAGTATTTAAATCTCCAGTTACTCAGACATCTAATCAAAAAATAATTGTATTTAAGAATAAAACAAATAATGAACAAATAGATGTTACATTGAGCTTAGGTTCACTAACCTATAATCACACATCTTCCAGTGGGACTTCTACAGTACTTAAAACTGAAACTATACAAGCCAATGAATATTTTGTTGCAGGAGTAAGTCTAGACGAAATACAATCAAAAAAGCATTCTGTAATTGGAAACTTTTTTTCGTCGCTAGAGGCTATATCTTTAAATGTCGGTGGATACTTTGAAAGTTCTTTCTTAGGTAAAATATTTGGAATTCACTTTAATAATCAGTTCTTTTTTGAAAAAGATTTAAGTTTTTTCTTTGAAAATGGTTTTATAAATCAAGTATCTGAAAGCCAAAATGTTTATGAAAGACTTATAGATTATACTGCAAACTATTCTCTAATTCCTATTGAAGAGGAAAACGTTGTAACTTTAGATATTGGTGTGGCAGGGTATTGGGAAGATATTCAACCACTTTCATTCTTTGGAAAATACATAACAAACAGTCAGAACGAACTTTACTATGACTTAGACATGTTGCAATTTAACATAGACTCACCCAAAAGAAGAATGGACCAGCATAGGTATGTAAAGCTACCCCCAGGTCCAAAGGCAATAACTTACGGAGACTTTGAAAAAATATATAAATATAACGAAGATATCTCCAACGTTGTGCTAGGTGGATATGAAATTTATGGAGAAACTAAGATGGATGGGGAAATAATTGACGCAAACATCATATCTTATATTTCTTTTCAAAAGTATACTGATGCTGGTAAAAAGCCATATAAAGATTTTACAAACACAGCTACTCTTTCTTCTAACAACGTGGTTTCTTTTGATATATCAGAGTATGAAAATACAAGGTATCCAGTTGTTGATAATACAATAATTTTCCCTCCAAAGCTCCCAGACTTCAAAGAATACTATCTAGGGATACACCTTGAACTCACTGTCAGGGGAATCAATAAGAAAAAAATGTCTCTTAAAAGAATGGAAGTATCGTCCTTAGCTTTTGATGATCAATCTCCATATGAGATAGGTACTAAGTATGCAAACTCTGTTTTTCCATTTTCAAGAGAAAAGTACTTGTTTAATTATAAAGAAAAGAATCCAATTACTATATACAAAGACTCTTCTCCGTATCTCTACCTTACAGAATATTCTGGGATATACGCAAATATATTTGACTCTGATTATGTTCGTGGAGCAATTGTTCCAATAAACAAGGCCAAAGAAGATGAGTACTACATTAATGGTTTTCAGTTTTGGTCAAGAAGTCCTTTGAAAATTTTTCCAACAACCCCTTTTGTTATTGCTAAAATAAAAACAGAAACGTCAGATGTAGATCTTTACCTAGAACCATTAGACGGGGGAAATAGAGCATTTCTAAAGTCATACGATTACAGCACAGGGGAAGAGCTTCAAGATCTACAATTTTACCAAGACGGGGAAAAGGTAAATTATCCAGTACTATATCCAAGACAGTGGTCATCGGTAACACTTGGTTTCCTTAACCCAATAACATGTGACAACTTCACTGGCAGATTAGAACTATATTCTGGACTAGTCTTTAATAATATTATTGAATATAAGTTTGCAAACTTTTTATTGAACACAAGTAAAAGAATTGAAAAGAAGTGGTTCCAAGTCTATATTAATGACTCCGCTGATCCAGCTGAAATAAATTCCTGGCAAGATGCTTACGATGGAGAGGTAGGTTCTTCAGGGGCTTCTTGGAAGGGCTCAACCTATAAGTCAGTCCCAGATCAAAGAACAATTGATGGAGAGTATGAATATAACAGTCAGCTAGGAATATCTGTCTCTGTTACAGATGACATTTCTTCTTTAAGCGTTTATTCAAACGGTTCAGATGTGTTCACAGATGTTAAATGGAAAACCTTTGAAGTCTCTTCTTTCTAGGACTTGACCTTTTCCTGCATCTACAGTATAATGAGAAAAACGATTGGAGTTTTATGGATATTCATCCTACAGTTTGTTTCCTTACATACGACTGGTCATTTGGCACAAAACCCTTGCAACCAAACGGTTGTGCTTGGTATCGCTGCTTCTTGCCAATGAAAGAACTAGAAAAGAATGACTGGGATACTGCAATTGGATTTCCTGGATGGAATAATGAACATGGTTTTGGATTGCTGGTTCCAGACAAAAAAGCTATTCATGGTTGGGACATAATTGTTCTTAAATTAATAATGCTTGAGTCAGTTGCTTCTAAAATATTGGAAGCAAAAAAGATGGGGCAAAAGATAGTTGTAGACATTGACGATTGGTTTGAGGGTTTAGAAAAAACCAACATGGCTTACACTACTACAGATCCTAAGAATAATCCTAATAATAATAGAGATCACTACATGTTTATTATTGAGAATGCAGATGCAATTATTACTTCTACCCCATTCCTTTATGATTTTTATAAAAATGAAAAGGGTTTTAATAATGTATTCCTTGTTCGTAATGGTATAGACATAGATCGTTGGAAACAAAGAAAAGATCATTCTCGTGGACTCCCCAACCTAGGATGGGTAGGTGCTACTCCATGGAGATCAATGGATCTAGAAACATTGTCACCTTGGATTGGTCAATTTATAGAAAGCAACCACCTATCCTTTCATCATTCTGGAAATGTTATTAATGCTCCTGTGGCTTCTAATCAACTTGGAATACCAAAATCAGTAAAAACAACAAAAGAGCCAATGAAGCCAATTCACTATTACCCAGAACTTTTTAGAAAAATTGATATTGGTCTTGTTCCTCTTAACAATGTAAGATTTAATTATGCAAAGTCTGGAATCAAGGGGCTTGAGTATAGTGCTGCTGGTGTGCCATGGGTTGCCTCTTACAGCCCTGAGTACGCCATTTTAGAAGAGCAGGGTATTGGAAGAGTAGCAAACAATGAAAGAGAGTGGATAGGCCACTTAGAAGAGCTTCTAGACCCAAAGGTTCGTAAAGAAGACGTTGAGAGAAATATGGAAAATATTAAAAAGTATCAGTCTATGGAAGTTCGCGGTAAAGACTGGAATGAAGTAATGCATCAAATCAGAGACCTATAGTAAAAACCCCCTACCGAATTGTCATTGCCACCAAATTATTTTCTTTGGTTGTTTTCCGATAGGGGGTTTAACTATTTTATTTTATTTGCATGGGTACTTGTTGTACCAGCTTACATATCTTTCATAGATAGAGCGAGGTGACCACTCTGCCTTCCATTTACCATGACCATCAATATCCCACATATACCATGTCTTTCCACCTTTGGATTTCTTATATGCGATTTGAGTATTGTAATCTCTTGTAAGCAATTTCTTTGAGTCCCACCACGATGCGTCTTTATGTGCATAGTGGTTAAACTGGAACATTCCATAATCATTGGTTGATGAAATTGTCTTTTCATTTCCACCAGATTCTCTCATAACAATTGCCCACGCTTCGCGTAAGTTTTCGCCACGGAATCCATGTTTGTGAAGATGTTTCACCAACCAGTTCTTACATATCTTATTCTTTGGCTTTTCAACCTTTGTAACTTTTACGACAGGCTGAATAGCCTCCGCCGTGCTCGGTGCAGACTTAGCATACACCTGTTCGTTGGTAGCATTAGCCAAGTTTGTAGATCCAGAAAGAACCATCGTCATAACTAATACACCTCCTAGCAGTTTTGTTTTCATCTGTTTTCCTCCTTGTGCGGCGGCAACAACCTATCTAGCATAACATCAAAAGGTATGAATTGTCAAGTTTGTGGTCCTTTATGTTCTATTCTTAGGGGAAAAACCTATCTATTTTGTTTATAGATTAGATCTATTCCCTCCCTCCACCCTGTTATGGTATCAACTAGATAGTGCTTTGTCAATAACTGACTTAATATTTTCTATCATATTAGTCCCTGGGTGAATTACATCTCCACTGGCAATATCATACAGCACAACTTCTTCATTATCAAGTTCCCTTGGAATTAAAATTTGACTAGCATTTCCAAGAGGCGTTGCCTTGCCCCTCCTTACCAAATTGTTATATGTGTGAATGTCTTTGACTGTTAACTTCATTTTGACTCCTTTGTCTTTGTCTGGTAGAATTGACCTTACATATAATTCTAACAGAGGAAGTGTTTTTAATTGTCACTTATTAACGATCACGGGTCTATCAAAGACTTTTACAGAAACTTTATCCACATCAGCAGATACGCTCGCTGGATTGAATCAGAGAACAGAAGAGAGACTTGGGTAGAGACAGTAGATCGTTACATGTCTTTCATGAAAAACCATTTGGTAACAAACCATGGTTACAGCGAAAACGACAAGACTTTTGAAGAGATTCGTAATGCAGTTATTAATCATAAGATCATGCCTTCTATGCGTGCTTTGATGACCGCAGGACCAGCTCTTGACAGAGACCATATTGCAGCTTACAACTGCTCATTTATTGCAGTGGATAGTCCTAGAGCCTTTGATGAAGCAATGTATATTTTAATGAACGGTACTGGAGTTGGATTCTCTGTTGAACAAAAATACATGAGCCTACTTCCCGTTGTTGCAGAAGAACTCTACAAGACAGACACAGTTATTGTAGTAGATGATTCAAAATTAGGATGGGCAAAATCATACAAAGAACTTATTGCACTTCTTTATCAAGGACAAATTCCAAAGTGGGATCTAACTAAAGTTAGGCCAGCAGGAGCACGCCTAAAGACTTTTGGTGGAAGAGCATCTGGCCCAGATCCACTTGATTCTCTATTTAGATTTACTATTGATATTTTCCGCAACTCTGCTGGAAGAAGAATTAAATCAATTGAGGCGCATGACCTAATGTGTAAGATTGGAGAGGTTGTAGTTGTTGGAGGAGTACGACGTTCTGCACTAATCTCTCTTTCTAATCTTGATGATTTTGAAATGGCTAAAGCAAAGTCAGGACAGTGGTGGGAAGATAACGGTCAGCGTGCATTAGCTAATAACTCAGCGGTTTATAATATTAAACCAAATACCGCTCAATTTTTAAGAGAGTGGAGAAACCTATACGAGTCAAAATCTGGTGAACGTGGAATCTATAACATAGAGAGTGTTCGCAAGCACGTTGACAAGTTTGGTCGCCGTGACTCATCAAAGGTAATGGGTACAAATCCATGTGGAGAAATTCTTCTGCGTCCAAATGAGTTTTGCAATTTAACTGAGGTAGTTATTGAAGCAGATGACAAGGTAGAGGATTTAGCTGAAAAAGTTCGTTTAGCAACAATCCTTGGAACATGGCAATCAACATTGACAAACTTTAAATACATTAGAAAGACATGGAAGGATAACTGCGAAGAAGAAAGGCTTCTTGGAGTATCTTTGACAGGAATATATGGAAATAAAATTACGTCAACAAATAACAAAGATCTTCCAGGAATCTTGGATTCACTAAGAGAAGAATCTGTTTTGACTAATAGCCAAGAAGCAGAGAAGCTTGGAATCAATCCATCCCTATCTATTACATGCGTTAAGCCTTCTGGAACAGTTTCTCAGTTGACTGGGGTATCCTCTGGCATTCATCCTTGGTACTCAGAATACTACTTGCGATCAGTTCGTGGAGATAATAAAGATCCACTAACATCATTTCTTAAAGATGCTGGTATTCCAAATGAACCAGATGTAATGAAGCCAGAAGATACTACCGTTTTTTATTTTCCAATTAAGGCTCCAAAAAATTCAGTACTCACTAAAGATCTTACTGCAATTGATCATCTTGAAATGTGGAAAACATATCGTAAGCACTGGACAGAACATAATCCTTCAGTAACAATTAATGTTCGTGAGGATGAGTGGCTAAGAGTTGGGTCATGGGTATACGATAACTTTGATAGTGTTGGAGGAGTTTCATTCTTACCATCTTCAGAGCATACATACAAGCAGGCTCCATATCAAGAAATAACAAAAGAAGAATATGAGAAGTCTTTAAGTGAGATGCCAACAACAATTGATTGGTCAGTTCTTAGTCTTTATGAAACAGTTGATACAACTACTGGTAGTCAAGAGCTAAGTTGTACGGCGGGGGTTTGCGAGATAGTTGATTTCGGCTCAGCAGTTGCCTAAAATTAAGTAAGTCAGGCAAATTATGGTACAATGGTTGTCATGAACATGCCAAAACCCAAAATAACTGTCATAGAAAAACAAGGCAACGACGGAATCTACGTCTGGCAAACACCTGAAGGAAAGATTGTGACAGATGGAGAAGGAAACACTATGAATATTCCATCTCGTCGTGGGGATATTGAGGCAATGTCTAAAATTAGAAAAGCAGCAGCGTACTACGGTTTTCCAGAAGGAGAAGCCGTCTTTCGCGCAGGACAAAGAAGACTTACAGATGAAGAGCATTCAGAACAGCTCGATAGAATGAAGGATGGACTAATCCCTTCTGAAACCGATATTGGAGCTTGGATGGATGCATCAAAGGGAATTAAGAGGTATGGCAATGGATAATGAAATAGAGTACCGTGCAAAGATTGACAATCTAGATAAGAGTTCTACGAAGAAAGAGTCTTATGACGAATTCAATGCAGAAGTTGATCAAGTAAAAAAGTATGATGGTTTAGATGCAAACTTTAAACGCCGTGTATCAAGAATGACCAAAGTTTGGACAGGCGAACAAGATACAAAATCAAAGCAGTTACTTCCTTTACAAGATATTACAACAGCGTATGGACTTTTTGATGTTGTTATTCCACCCTATAACCTTGACGAGTTAGCTACATTTTTTGATAGCTCTTTTGCAAACCACTCATCAATCAATGCCAAGGTAGCAAATATTGTAGGACTTGGATACGGCTTTGACATTACAGAAGCTGTAATGGATAGACTTGAAGATGCAGACACAGATGATCAGTTGCGAAGAGCGCATAGAAAAATTGAGCGTGCTAAAAAAGATTTAATGGACTGGCTTGAATCTCGCAATGATGAAGATACCTTTACCCATGTTTTAGAAAAAGTTTGGACAGACTATGAAGCAACAGGGAATGGTTACATGGAAGTTGGTAGAACTGTAACTGGAGAAATTGGTTACCTTGGACATATTCCTGCGACAACAATCCGTGTTCGTAGATTAAGAGATGGATACGTTCAAATAGTTAATCAAAAAACAGTATTCTTTAAAAACTTTCAAGACAAAAAAACTCCAAACAATATTACCAATGATCCAAGACCAAACGAGCTTATTCATTTTAAGAAGTACACACCTAGAAATAGCTACTATGGTATCCCAGACGCTTTATCATCATCAATGGCTATTGTTGGAGATCAATTAGCTAGCAGATATAACATTGATTACTTTGAGAATAAAGCAGTTCCTCGTTATATTGTTACCCTCAAGGGAGCAAGACTTAGTGCAGAGTCAGAGGAAAAACTATTTAGGTTCATGCAGTCTGGATTGCGTGGACAGAATCATAGAACTCTTTTCCTACCACTTCCTGCAGACTCACCTGATAATAAAGTTGAGTTTAAAATGGAGCCAATTGAAAATGGTATTCAGGACGGATCTTTCCAAAAGTATCATGTATCAAATACAAATGATATCTTAATGTCTCATCAGGTTCCTATTTCAAAAGTTGGTGGTGGACAAGGAATGTCTATTGCGGCGGCACTAGCAAATGATAGAACATTTAAAGAACAGGTATCAAGGCCAGCCCAAAGAATGTTGGAGAAGGTTCTTAATAAAATTGTAAAAGAAAAAACAGATATGTTTGATCTTAAACTAAACGAACTTACTCTTACAGATGAAAATACACAGAGTCAGATTGATGAAAGATATCTTAAGGCCCAGGTTGTTGTTCCAAATGAAGTTAGAATGAGGCTTGGATTGCCAATGAGACAGGGTGGACAAGATCCACTTCAATTAACTGCTCAGCAAAGAGCAGAGAATACTACCCAAAGATCACGCGACACAGAAAGACAAAATAATGCAACAGATGGTCCAAATTCTCCAACAGGAAGAAATGCTGGTGGAGAAGGTCGTACAACGCAATAATATATAAAATGTGATAAAATTACTAAATTATAACGATACAATGGTGACAAGATGAATTCATTAGAAAAAGCCTTTTGGAATACAAGCGGCGAAAACATTTCAATTCTTATGCCTATCCAAAAGATAGACGCAGAAAAAAGAATTGTTTCTGGTTGGGCGACAACAGATGTTGTTGACAAGCAGGGAGACATTGTTTCTATTGAAGCCTCAGAAAAAGCTTTTGACAGTTTTAGGGGTAATGTAAGAGAGCAACACACACCCCTAGCAGTAGGAAAAGTAGTTTCTTTTAAAAGAGATAAATACTTTGACAAAGAAAGCGGAGAAATTCATAATGGCATCTTTGTTGATGTATATGTATCCAAAGGTGCTCAAGATACCTGGCACAAGGTAACAGAAAGAATTCTTACAGGATTTTCTATTGGCGGAAAAATTAATGATACAGAAGATATTTATACTAAAGGAATGGATAATCCAATTAGAATGATTAAAGATTATGATCTTTTTGAGCTTTCACTTGTTGATAATCCAGCGAACCCTGACTCAAACGTTGTTTCTGTACAAAAGTTTAACGGAGCAGACATCCTTGAGAAAAACTACCTAGAGAATGTTTACTGGTGCAACTCAAGCGAAATGGTTATTATTAGCGAGAAGTCACAATATTCTTGCCCAAGCTGCGATAGACACATGACAAATATTGGTTTTGTAGAAAGCAGCGATACTTCTAAAGCAGAAACAATCGGAAATCTTATAAAGAGCTATACTGTAAAAGTTTCAGATGAACAATCTGATATAACAATGGCGGTTGACGAAGTAGCCAAGTCAATTGCTGACAACAATGAAAAGGAGGGGATTAATGTGGGAATTCTAAATAGAAATAAGAGTACAGATCCAGCAGAAGACTTAGTAACAAAGTCTGAAGAAGTAGCTGAAGAAGTTGCAGAAGAACTCGCCGAAGAAGTCGAAGAGATTGAAGAAGCAGTTGAAGAGGCAATTGAAGAAGTTATTGAAGAAGCAGCAGTAGAAGAGGCAGTCGAAGAGATTGTTGAAAAGTCTGCTGACGAGGAAGCTGTAGAAGAAGCTGTAGAGACATCCACAACTCCTGCAGACAGCGATGAAGACTTGGCGAAATCTGTAGATGAAATCAAGGATTCAGTAGTTGTTGCAGTAGCAGATCTAGCAGCAGCAGTAAAAAGCATTGCAGATAAGGTAGGGGAACTTACTGGCTCAGTTAATAACGTTTCACAAGAGGTAAAGGTTGTTAAAGGCAATGTTGAAGAGTTTGGACAGCGTGTATCCGCGATAGAGGAAGACACGGCTGTTCGCAAGTCTGGCGATCTTGGCGGGATCGTACAGGGAGAAAAAATAAGTAAATCGATGTGGGGCGGTCGTTTCCTCAATTCCGCCGACTTATATCGGTAATAAAACAGGAGGTGAAAAGTAAAATGTCAGAAGAAATTTTAGAAAAATCAGCAGACGCAGGCGTAGTAGTCTCTGGTGGTATTGGCGCAATTACAAATCCCGCAGCAGGTGATTTGGGTGTCGTTGGTAGCACAACTGATGATGGTGGTATTCTCAATCCTGAGCAGTCCCGCCAGTTCATCGAATACATCTGGGAGCAGCAAGTTTTAGCTCTAGATGGTCGTAGAGTAACTATGCGTTCTAACACTGCAGAACTAGAGAAGCTAAATGTAGGCGAGCGTGTAATCCGTGCAGCAAATCAGGCTGATGGTACATACACAAACGCAGACGTAGCATTCACTAAAGTAGAGATCGTAACAAAGAAGATTAGACTAGACTGGGAAGTTGCAACTGAAGCACTCGAAGATAATATCGAGGGTGCCCAGCTTGAAGATCACCTAGTTCGCTCTATGACTCGCGCATTTGCAAACGATCTTGAAGATCTTGCAATTAACGGTACAGGTTCAGGAACAAACAACTTCTTGAAGATTATGCAGGGCTTCTATGCAAAAGAAGCCGCAGGAAACCAGGCAGCATCTGTCACTTCCAGCGGTTCAGCATGGACCGTACAGGATCTACAAGATATTGTCCTAGCCATGCCACGCAAGTACCGTGGTTCAAGATCTGCAATGAAGTTCTATGCAGGTTCACCAACAATCTCAAGCCTACTTAACAGTCTTGCCCAAACAGGCAACTTCAATTCCGAAAGAATTGTAGAAAGAATTGTTGACGGTAGCGTTCCACAGATTGTCGGTGCTCCACTACAGTACCGCGTTCTTGGACTACCCATCATGGAAGTTCCTTACATGCCAGATGATTATGTCTCACTAACATTCCCAGAAAACAGAATTTGGGGATTCCAGAGAGATGTTACAGTCCACCGCGAGTTCAAGCCAAAGAAAGACACAGTAGAATATACAGTGTTCGTTCGTTTTGGTGTGCAGATCGAAGAAACAGACGCAGTAGCTTACGGCGAAAAGTCATAATTGTTTCTAAATGCAGCGGAGGGGAGTCGATTGGCTCCCCTCTTAAGCATTTATTGAGATGATATAATAAATGATAGGAGGAATTATGGAATCAAGTCCCACAAAAAAGGTATCTGTAAAAAACACACAATCTAAAATACAAAAAACACAAACAGATCCAGTTAAAGTTGCGCTCTTTGCTCCTAATTCCATTTTCCACCCATCTCTTGGAAGACTAAATAATGGCTACACTATCGTAGATTCTGATAAAGCTGAAGAGTGGTTAAAAATTTCAGATAAGGTAAGGCAAGCAACTCCGCAAGAAGTTGCCTCAGCTTTTGAGGTATAAAAATGGAAATTCTTAGACTACCAGAAACAACATCAATTTATATTGATCTCGTAATGCCATCTGCATCTTTACAATATGTTATGCAGTATGAAGACTTATTTACAGGAGAATCTTTTTCTGCATCAGCAACATCTAATGCTTCAAAGGTTGCAAGGTTTACATTAAACTCCAAATACCTTGTCTATTCTGTAAATCTTTTTGCAAACGTATATGACCCATCAAACAACCTTGTTCTATCCGCAGGCATAGATATTGTAAAGCCCTATTGCGATCTTACAACGGTAAAAACAAAACTTGGAATTACTACTGGTCAAGCTGTAGAAGCAGAGAAAGTAGCGAGAAGAATTATTGAGGCTGAGGTAGGGTCTTTTCAATTCGTTCGTAAACTAAAAGAAGTTATTGGAATGGGAATAGACTATTTACCCATTGATGAAAGAATTGTTGTTCTTTATCAAATGTGGGAGAACAATGAAGTTATTTATATAAAAGATGATGACTCATATGAACAATATAAGATAAGCATAGACAAAAGCTCAATTGTACTTGAAGATGAAATTCAGAATAAAGTTGAATACACCAAGGTGTGGAGAGATAGAAACTATGCAGTAACATTCTCTCCTGGATTTGACTACCTACTTGATGCCAGCTTTGGATATCAAGTTATTCCATCAGATATTGAAGAGGCTTGTGAAATGCTGATGCAAGATTTAGTTCAAGGAAATACAAGGTACTTTAGTAGAAACATAACTGAGTTTGATAACAAAGAATTTAAGATTAAGTTTGCAGCAGGATCTTCTGCGGGTACAGGAAACTTGATTGTAGACAAACTACTAATAAGATATAAGAATAGAATTCGACCAGGGGTAATCTAATGTTGCCTAATGGAAACTTGTCAGATCTCATGTATCCAATGACAGCAGATATATATTACTCTACCGCTGAGCAAAGTTCATTTGGGGAAATGGTAAACACTTGGTCTTTTGATAGAGTAATTAATTGCTCAGCCATAAAAGAAAGACCAGACTCTGCTATTGCAAATGCTATTAGTTCAGAAAAGTTTATTGAGTATTCTTATAAACTAGACTTTAGAACAGCAGATGAAATATTAAAATCAAGCGACGATATTTCTTATTCCATAACAGAAATTTTAATAACAAATATAAAAGACCCAAGCGGAAAAGTTGTTTGGTTTGAAATTTTAGATGAGCCAACTGTTTTTGAAATAGGAAATGTAGAGCCCATGTTTGATCCATTCCATAATTTTTTTGGGTATAGAATTTTTCTAAGACGGGCAGATGATCAGTCTTGTATACTATAAAAATAAATTCTAAAGAAGCTATGAAGGTATTAAACAATGTAGTTGATTATTCAGAGGGATTCATAAAAGAAACTAAAGCCAAAGAGTCATATGTAGCAAGCAAGTTGGCTAGCACAAGCATCTCTGCTTTTTATCAATACCTTGATGTTCTTGCTAGAACAAACCCAGGAATGCTTCATCATGTATATGAGTGGGGGCAGGTTGGAGACCCTGGAGCAAGGCTAGTAGAATTAAAAAAAGTTCTTTCTGGAAAGAAAGTCCAGGTTTCATCAAATTTTTTGTCATCAACAAGCATTCCAGAAAATGGATCAGAGCCTTTCTTTGACAAAGCAGAGATAATGGAAGAAGGCATAGCTGTTCAGGTAAATGAAGTAAGTGCTCAAGCATTATTCTTTCAAATTGACGGTGAAGAATTTTTTAGGACTGGACCAATTGTAATAGAAAATCCTGGAGGGGAAGAAGTTAGAGGATCTTTTGTTAGAGCCTTTGAAGAGTTTTATAACAATTACTTTGATCAAGTATATCTAAGGTCTATAAGATTTTATGATTATTTTACAAAGTCAAGAGAGTTTGAGTCAGGATTTAACTCTGCAGTAAAATCAAAAAGAGCCTCATCTATTGGCAGACAATCAGCTCTAAGTTGGATAATAAATTCCCCAGGAGAAGACTATGAGTAATCTAGTAGAGCCAATAATAAATAAATATATATGGAAACAATTTGAGCTTAACGGGGCAGCTAATGTTCCTGGATTTTCTTTTTCAACATATTCAGGGGTCACTCCAATTTTTCCTGTTTCAGATAATAAATCAGGGGATGCAAAATGGGGACCTAAACCTTACATCATATATGACTCTTTTATGAAAGGAAGAGTAAACAATAAGTATTTTTATCCAGTCAAGTGTGCCCAGATGATGTATTCAATAAGAGGGGCAAGTCTAGAAGAGATCTTTTATTGGAGAGATTTTATTATTAATGTTGCAGATAGAGAAGATAGAACGGCATTTGATGTAAATCAATTTGCTGGTCAAACTATACAGAATAACAAAATAAACTTTCATTGCATAAATGCTTCTCAAGTTAATTATGTAGGCAATAGCACAGAAACCCTGGGGCTTCAAAAAACATTTTCAACCAATGTCGTTATAAAATATGACTATCACACTACAAACATCTATAATAATGGCTAAATTATGCCACTATAATAAAGATGAGGAAACGCCCCACGCCAAGCAACAAAGGCAATAAATGTAATACAAATAAAAAAAAAGAAATAAGGGGTGAAATAAAAATATGGCAACTTTAGGTGATTCAAGAAATATTATCGTAGGTGCAGCTCAGATCTTCGTAGCAAGATCATCTTCACTTAAGTATGTTGAAGGTTCAACACCAGCAGTATACGCATTTGATGGAGCAGGAGCATCTGATATTCCAGCATTCGTTGATGGAACACGTTACGCAGATTCATTGTCAGCAGCGGGAGCTTCTGCCAACTGGAGAAACGTAGGCTTTACTATGAACGGTCTAGAAATTCAGTTCCAGCCAGACTTCGGTGAGGTTCAGGTAGATCAGCTCCTTGACGTAGCTCGTCTATACAAGCAGGGTATGCAGGTCAACCTAGTAACAGCATTTGCTGAAGGTACTCTAGAAAATCTAGTAGTAGCAACAGCAGGTTCTGATGCAGACTATGATGACAATGATCCAGATGAGAAATCAATGGTTATTCAATCTGGTAATCTTGGTGAGGTTCCACTAGAACGTGCAATTATAGCTGTAGGTCCAGGATCTGGCGATCCAGCAGCTACAGGTGCAGACAGCGTTGAGCGTGTTTATGTTGCTCACCGTGCCCTCTCAATTGAGAGTGTAACGGCTTCAGCAAAACGTGACGAGCCAACAATGTTCGAGGTATCTTTCCGTCTTCTACCAGCATCAAATGGTTCATACGGCAAGATCGTAGACCGCGTACTAGGTCCGTAATAACAATTTAATAAAAACTAAATAATATATACTTAGTCCCGTTCAGCCAAAAGGTTGGACGGGCTAAGTTTTTACATGCCTATGATATAATTTATATATAACCCCAGAAAGGATTATAATGGCAACGAGCGTATATGAAACAGTAGAAGTAGAGCTAATTGATGGAGTAAACATCAAGATGCGACCACTAAAGATTACACTTCTTCGTGACTTTATGAAGGAGTTCCAGAAGATTGGTGATGAAGATATTGCATCTGACAACATTAAGTCAATGGACCTGCTTCTTGATTGTGCAGTAATTGCAATGAAGCAGTACAACGAGGATTACGCAACAAAAGAAAAGCTAGAAGAGGTCATTGATCTACCAACGGTGTACAAAATTATTGAAGTAGCATCTGGTATTAAGTTGAATGACCCAAACGCACTGGCGGCGGCTCTAGCTGGCTAGAGCTAGATCTCGTCGTACTAGAATCAAGGGTATTCCTTCTGGGACACTGGAAAGATTACCAAGAATTGGAGGATAATTTATCAATGCCAGAACTAGTCGCAATCCTTGAAGCAAAGAATCAAGAAGATTATGAAAACAAGAAATTCTTTGCAGCAATTCAAGGTGTAGATATTGATAAATCAAAATCCAATGCCATGGACACATGGGAAAAAATAAAAGCAAAGGCTAATAGCAAGGGCGCGTCAAACGATCCAAAGGACATAACTACTCTTCGTGGCAAAAATGCCTCAAGAACTGGATTCGGAATTGGCGCAGGACTTGACTATGAGGTAATTTAAAGTGGCAAATACTAGAGTTAATATTGATGTCAACATCAATACTAGTGACGCTGCTCAAAGTCTTAGGCAGCTTCAGGCTCAGATAAACTCATTTCAGTCAGCTTTAAATACTAACAATAGAGTTCAAGCTAGCGCAGCAAAAAATCTTGCATCAGAGCTTTCTGAGATGGTTAATGCTGGAGGATTATTTAGTGCAGAAACAGTAAGGATGCAAACCGCTGCCTCTAGACTAGACAAGACTCTTCAAAAGGGACAAGGAACAATAGGTCAATTCTTTAACGCAAGATTTAAAAAGGGTAGCAATGAAGCAGCAGCAGTCCTATCATTGGCAAATGCCCGTGCATCAGCATTAGAAACTCAATTTATAGCCACTGGTTCAGCAGCAAATGGATTTAGAGAGTCACTTGCAATTAGACCTCTTCAAGCCTTTAATTCTCAAGCAGCAGTTTCAGCACAAAAATTAGCAATTCATAGAGCAATGCTTACCCAATCAACGACATCAATGATTAATTTTGGTAAGAATACTCAGTGGGCTGGTCGTCAGCTTATGGTTGGCTTTACAGTACCACTTACAATTTTTGCAGCCACATCTGGAAAAGTATTTAGAGAAATTGAAAAAGAAACAATTAACTTTAGAAAAGTTTATGGAGATGCTTTTACACCACCAGAAGAGATGGAAGCAAACCTTGAAGCTGTTAAGGAATTGGCAAAAGAATATACAAAGTATGGAATTGCAGTAAAAGATACTATTGGTCTGGCTGCTCAAGCTGCCGCTGCTGGTTCCCAGGGCGCAGATCTTATTGATGCAACCAGAGAAGCAACTAGACTTGCAACACTTGGTCAAATGGAACAAAGTGAAGCACTTGAAACAACAATAGCTTTGCAAACAGCCTTTGGTCTACAGAGTAAAGATTTAACAAAAACAATTAACTTTTTGAACATGGTAGAAAACCAAACAGTTGTTACCCTGCAAGATCTTGCACAGGCTATTCCAAGAGTTGCTCCAGTTATTAAAGGTCTTGGTGGATCTGTAGAAGACATGGCTGCAATGCTTGCTGCTATGCAGGAAGGCGGTGTTTCTGCTGCTCAAGGAGCAAACGCATTAAAATCTGGTCTTGCCTCTTTGATTAACCCAACAAACAGAGCAGTAGAAAAGCTAGGCGAACTTGGTATAAATATCAATGCAATTGTTGACGCAAATCGCGGAGATCTTATGGGAACTGTTCAAGGTTTTGCTAGAGCATTAGCTACTCTAGATGAATTTGGAAAACAACAAGCACTTGAAAAGGTATTTGGAAAATACCAGTATGCAAGACTTGGAGCTTTGTTTAATAATATTATTAAGGATGGATCTCAAGCTTCACGAGTTATGGATACTGCTGCATTGTCAGCAGCACAACTTGCTGCTTCTGCTACAAAAGAACTTGGTGCTATTGAAGATTCTTCTGCAACAAAATTTGTCGCAGCAATGGAAAGACTAAAGCTTGCCATAGCTCCAATTGGAGAAATGTTTACTCAACTAGCTATTCCTGTTCTTGAATTTCTAGGAAGCCTAGTAGAAAAATTTAATTCTTTACCAGACTTTGCTAAAAAGTTTATTGGATTTGGAACAGTAATTACTGGTATTTTAATCCCAGCAGGAACTATGTTTTTAGGTTTGTTAATGAACCTAACAGGAACTCTTATTAAATTTGGAAATGTTATTGGAGTAGCCTTTAAGGGATTTACAAAAGGTGGAATATCTGGTTCAATTCAGGCAGTAAGTCAAACATTAAAATACATGAGTCTTGCAGAAATGGACGCAGCAAACGCTGCAATGCAATTGGGACAATCCACTGAGTTTGTAAATATGGCATTAAGAGACCAGCCTTTAGCTGCTGGAGTAGCAAGTACAGCAGTTGATGAATTAGCAGCTTCTTATCAAATTCTTGCTGCAAGAATGATGGACGCCTCAAAAGCTTCAGTCGCAGGAGGAGCATTTGCAATTCCTGGCGCAGCAATGACTAGGGCTAGAGGAGGATCGTCAAATCTTGCAGGCAGACCTCTTCCAATAGTTGCAAGAAACAGTGGAGGCACTATTCCAGGGGTTGGAAATAGAGATACCGTCCCAGCAGTTCTAACACCTGGAGAGTTTGTAGTAAACAAAAAGGCCACACAGGAAAACTTCTCTTTGCTTCATGCCATTAATAGTGGAAAGCCAGTCTCTATGTTGAATACTGGTGGTGGGGCAGGTATGACCGCTGCAATGCAAAGAGTTATGGCAAGAGTACAGACTCAAAGACAAGAGGCAGCAACTATTCCAATTGCAATGGGCGGTAGAGGGGGGACTAGAAAAACTCAAGCATCAAACGCAGCATCCTCAAGAAGCTCACAAGACCTATACAATACTTTAACTGGAAAATATCAAAAAGGACAAAATGTAAGGGTAGACACTTTAAGATTTGCTGTTGAAAGACTTGGGTTTAGTCCAGAACAGCTTGGATTAAAAACTCGTGGAAACCTAACTTTTAGAATGTCTCAAGACTCAAACCTAGCTATGATGAGAGGGGATTTAACAAGAGATAATCTTCTTAAAGAATTGAATACACCAGATGTTTATTCCCCATTGGCAAAACAGCTAGACAGTTATTTGGGTGCAAAATTAGATAGAAATGTTTTTGACAGAATTTATAAAGAAGAAATCTTAAAACTTCCAATGACAGGTATTACTAACGGAAGATTTGAAAAAGCCTCTCGTAATGCTGTAAGAAAATATTTAGACTCTGCTGGATTTCCCAAAACAAGAAGAAATGATTTTATAAGGGATGTGCTTCAAGGAGATGCTGTAAATGCAAATGCATCTTTGCCACTAATAAAACAAACCCTAGATGCTAGAGGAATTCAATATTCATCAGGAAAAAATAAAAAAGATCTTTATGTTGACATGGATGGTAGACAGATAAATATTGGAAACCTTGCAGGAAGAGAAGCTGGAAATCTAGGAAGACCTGAAGGAGTTCTTGATTATGCAGGTCTAAGAGGATCTGGTCAAGCCACTCATGCAAACAAGGGTGGAATGATTCCTGGAGTACAGTATGCCAATATAGGAATGTTAATGAAAAACTTTCAAAGATTGTCGGGAAGTTCACGGGGCTTGCTTCCAGGTTGGTTGACGGGTACGGGAGGGGGATTGCAAAAAAATGATAGAAAAAGAATAATGGGTTCAAGCTCTAGCCTTGGAAGAGATGTTTTGGACGAAAGCATGTTGTCTGCAGAATTTTTGCAAAGAGGTCACGTTGCCAAGGGAATTAAAATTGATGATGAAAGAACTTATCATCCAGGGTTAATGATTTGGCAATCACCAAGAGTTAATCAAGGTCTTAAAGGTGGACCTTCTTTTGGAAAGATAACTGGAGAAGATATCTATAACGATCTTGCAAACACTCCTGCTCATCCATTTTCTTTGCAGCTGGAAGCTGCAAGAAGACTAGGTATACCAGACACAATATCTATTCCAGCAATAGAAAGATCATACAATGATGCACGAAATATATTTGGAAGTATAGGCGAAACACCTCTTAAACCAGGAGAATTTGATAATATCTTTACAGATATTTTAAAAAGAAATCTTCCTGAAAAACTATACGACTCTTTAAGAATGCAAGGAACATCAAGATTAAAGAGCACTGGAAAATCATCAGGAAGATACGTTATGTCAGAATCGTCCCAACTTAATATGGGTGGAATGATTTCAATGCTAGGAGGAGGAGGAATTGCTGCAGCAGCAAATGCAGCAAGAGGTGCAAGAGGCCGCATCCCAGCAAACATTGTTGAATGGTTCTCAAGAATGACAACATCTATTAGTCAATCAAATAGAGATGACATGTTGCAAAACATCCCAGCAAACATAAAAAGAGGATTGTCTACATCTAGAAAAAAGATAGACATAACAAGAGGATCTGTTGACCCAATAAGCGGAGGAACTTTAAAGGAAGTCTCTAGCTGGTCAACAGGTAAGGGTGTTGGAAGATTTATAGAAAGCTCTAGATTATTTGACAAAATGAATAACTCAAAATTCCAAATTGCTCAAAGAAGTCAAGGAATGAAAAGAGATATAGATTGGTTAAGATCTTTGGGGCCAGATGGTCCACACCCTTTGAAAACATGGTCTCCATTTAATCAAGAAAATGGGGCATTAGGTTTAAGACTAACTCCAGAAGAAATTCAAGCATCTGGTGGTGTTATTTGGAAAGCCAACAAGAAAAAACTTGAAGAAAGAATTAAAAGAGATCAAGAATTTATTGCTGGTCATCAAAAGATTATTGATGATTTACAAGAATCAAATATTCCTACAATTTATAAAACTTCTATAAAGAAGGGAGAAAAATACTTTGATGTAAGCGGAAGAATTGTTCCCAGAGATGAACAAAGAATAAATAATCCAGCAGCAAGTAATGAAATCCTTGACGAAAAAGAGGTTGCCCTTTTAGGTGCAAGACTAACGGGAAGGCCAAAAACTAGAATTGTAGAAAGAGAAGAAGCTCAAGCAAGATACGACAAGGCAAAAGAAGAAATTAAAAAAATAAGAATGGCAATTGTTAGAGGAGAAGTTTCCCGCGATAAAGCAAAGCCCGACTTAGATCGACTTTATGATGAATCTGAAAATATGGCTGCCTTTGTTAACTGGGGAAGAGGAAGAGAAGTATCTTATCCAAATGTTGTATCAAAACTTAACATGGGTGGCATTCTTCCTCAGATGAGAAATATTGGTGGAGAAATATTTGATTCAACAAAAACATCTAGAAACATAGTTCCAGGGGTAGGGAATAAAGACACAGTACCAGCAGTACTTACTCCAGGTGAATTTGTTATCAATAAAGATGCTACAAAAAAGAATTTAGATTTACTACGCTCTGTTAATAATGGAACTTTAATGGGATATGCAGAAGGTGGAGATATCATTGGATTTGGTGCAGATGGAAAGCCAATTAAAGATCCAGAAAAGGCAAAGGCTCTTGCACAAAAAGGTTCCCCAATATATGAATATCAGTCAGACGCAGTATTGGGTAGAAATGCTATGGATGATAAAACAATTGGAAGAGAAATTGGTCGTGCCATAGCAATTAGAAGAACAACAACTACAAGACAAAGAGGATTTTCTTCAAGAACACTTGGATTTGGAAAAGAAAATAAAGCAAACTCAGCCATTGGTAGAGGTCTTCAATCTATGGGTGGAATGAAGGGCATGGGAGCTTCCATGGGCATAGGAATGGCTGGTGGAGCCTTAATGATGGGTGCAGGCTCTGTTGGTGAATCAAATGCAGGACTAGGGGCAGCCATGAATGCTGGAGGAATGGCTCTTAGCATGGGCAGTATGCTACCAATGCTTGGACCAATGCTAGCACCACTTGCTGCAATTGCACTTCCAGCAGCAGCAGTAGCAGCAGCTTTAGCAGCAGTAGGTGCTGGATTATATATTTGGAGAAAGAGTGTAGATGATGCTGCCACTAAAGCAGCGGAGTTTGGAGCAAATATTGGTGCTACTGCAAATGCATTAAATACAATGGCACAAGTACTAGGAACAGAAACTCCTGCACAAGCCAGACAAAAAGCAGTAATGGGAATTTCTTCAGAAGAAGAAGCAACAATCGCAAATGAATTCTCTGGGGTATTTGAATCTGGTGCTGGACAAAAGTTTATTGAAGATCTTCAAAATTCAACATCTGCTGAAAGATTCCAAAAACTATCAGATTATTTAAAGACAGCAATAGCATCTGGAATGATGGATCAGAAAGCAGCAACTACTTTTGCTAAAGCAGTAGGATTAAAACTTGGAGACTCTGTTCTTTCAAATCAAGCTGTTTCATCTATATCAGGACAAAAAACTGGAACTTCTGCTATAAAAGAAATTGCTGATATGCGTAAAGCGGCAGTTGATGCCGATGGTTCTCTTGCAAAACTTGCAGTATCAAGTGGGGAAGCAAGCCTTTCAAATGAAACCGCTGGTAGAGCTATAGGGGCAGCCACACAAATAATTCAAGATTATGGAAATGTAATTGGAGTTGCCGAACAGCAATACGCAGAAGGAACAATTGGTTGGAACGAATATCATACTGCAATAACAGAAGCAAGAACGGCTCAAGAACAATACACAAATGTTATTAAAAAATCTGTTAGCAATGCTGCTGAACAAGGTGCCGCAAGACAAGCTCTGGATCAACAAATGGTTGCAGCAGGCTATACAGAAGATCAGGTAGGTGCAATTACTAATTCAACAAACATTGGAACATCTTCCCTTGGCTTTAGCGAATCAAAAGATTATTTGAGGCCTGCATTAAGCCTACTTAGTGGAAACCTAGTGGGGGCGGCATTGGGGATGGTAGATGTAATAACGCCCTCACAATCAGCTTATCAAAAAGAATTTGTTAAGCAACAAGCAGATGTACAATTTGATAAATCTTTTGGTGAACTTGATTCTACACAACAAACCTCCTTAGTTGAAGAATCAAAAGAAGCACAAGATCTTGCAAGAGAGGTCGATCTTGAGGGACTAAATGAGGCAATTAAAGCATCCGTACTTGCTGGAGACATGACTGCTGAACAAGCTGCTCAATTTGGTCAAGAAATTATGTACAACGTTGATGCACTTAAGGCATTGCGAGATGGAGCAAGTATTGCTACTGCACAATTTATTACGTTTGCACAAAATATTCCAGGAATTACAAAGGGACAGTCAAGTGATGTTGTTACAATAGGTAAGGAATTTGAAGCAGCTGGAGGAAATACAGCTTTAATTGAAAATTATATTGCATCCTTACCAGAAAATCTTCTAAAAACTGGTATAGAAACGCTTAAGTCTGCTGGAATACAGACTGGAGATACAGGAAGAAATATTATTTCTCCTGAAGAACAAGAAAGAAGACGAACAGACATTGCATTCGGACTTCAATCTCTTTCAGGATCAGTTGGAGTAGAGCAGGCAGTCGCAATTCAAAAAAGTGATGCCTATGGAAAAGCAGTTAGAGAAGTAGATGGATCAGAAAAAATCAACAAAGCTTTTGCTAGAGCAGCAGAAGGTGGGGTAGTTGAAAAAGTAATTAGATATGTAATTCAAACTGAAGGAGAAAATACTCCAGCAGAAATGATTTCATCAATTACAAAGTTAACCATAGCGCAGGAAGATATTATGTCTTTGCCAGATGAAATGATAAAGGGTTTGAAAATTGACACAACAGACCCAGCAGATTTATTAAAATTTGGTGCTGCTGCAAAAACATTAAAAGATCAATGGAAAATTATTGAAAATCTTAATCCAAATATTAATATGACTGCAGCAATGGAATTTCTAACCCTTGACGCAGAAGGAAAACCACTTACTCCAGAGCAAGTATCAAAAAATGTTATAAAACTTAACAAAGCCATGAAAGACTTAGAAAGTGGTAATTCAGAAATTAGAAAAAAAGCAATGATAGATATTGCTGTTGCTTATAGTGGAAAAAATATAGCAGGAGGAACTCCACAAGAAGCAGCAGCAAATGCGATAGCTGGACTAAGAGAACAATTTAAAAACTTTGATAAATTAGATCCAGTTGTTCAAGAACAAATGATTGAAATAAGAATGGGATATGAAGTTAAAAATTTATCACTTGTTATGCAATTAAACAGTGCAATGGCAGCACTAAAAACTGCGACAGATGCAGAATCAAGACAAATAATTTTGAAAAGAATTGCATCTTTGCAAAGTCAAATAGGTACAGAAAAAGCATTAGTAGAGGCAACTGTTGCACCAATTCCTGGCTCTGGATCTAGCTCAGGTAGTAGTGGCGGTGGAGAAAAGTCAATAGCCCAACAACTTAAAGAACAAGCAAAATTATCAGGGGAAACCTTTAAAGGTATATCAAATCTTCAAAATGAAAAAGGATTTAAAAACTTTATAGCTGGCCCATTTGCACCTGAATTTTTAGAATATTTAAGGTCTCAAGGTGCAGCAGGACTAAAACTTATCAAGGGTGGACTTGAAAAAGTCAAGGCAGCATATGCTGATTACCAAAAAACAAAGATTTCAGACGCCGCAGCAATGGCTGCATTAACTCCACAAGCATTGGTTCAAGAGTCTAAAAAAACTGCTCTTTCTTCACAATACAATAAAAAATTAGCAGACAAGGGTCTATATGAAGATGACATAAATGCTATTAGAGAACTCATTTCTGATGAAGATCTTCTTTATGCTCAACAGCTAAGAAGAAAACTAAAAGATAAAGGAACAAGTAAAGAAGAAAAAAGGGAGATTAATCAAAAATTACAAGCTTTTAAAGAAGCGAGAGAAGCAGCAGAAAGAGATGCTCCTATAATCAATCAAGCTCAAAAAATTTCAGGGTCTATTACTGACATGAAAACTCAAACATCATTATTAGTTGCAGAACTAGGTTTTATTAATGAAGGAAAAACTCCAGAGTTAGCTGCTGCACTGGCAGCAGCGGGATTAAAAGCAGGGGATGCTACTGGAAAGGTAGAACTCCTTACAGATGCTTATAATAAATTAAAAGCAGCAGAATATGCTAGAGATCCAGGCAGACTTGAACAAGAAAAACGCGACAACCTTATGGAAATAAAAGATGTTCAACGTCAGATTGAAGAGATTGAGATAGTTAAACCTCTTGAAGATCTGGTTGAAGCTCAGCAAAAAATTATTGACGGGCAAGAAAAGATTGTTAGAGGAAAACAACAAGAAGTTGATATAATTGGTAGAAACATTGAACTTAAGCAAAGAGAACTTGAACCCCTTGACGATCAAATAGAAAAGCTTCAAGAACTATCTGATAAAACTTCTGAAGCATATGATGCTCAAATTGAAGCTCTTGATGAAATATATAACAGAGAAGAAAATATTGCAAAACTTAAGCAGGGGCAACTTGATGTTGCTCAAGCACTTTCCCGTGGTGACGTTGCTGCTGCAGCCCAAGGTGCTTTGGGAATGTCACAAGAACTTGCCAGACAAAGTAGAGAAGAGGCAAGATCTGCTCTTGAGTCTCAAAAAGAAAAAGCAACTCAAAACATTCAAAATAAAATTCTTGAAATAGAAAAGCAAAAGAAAAAGATTAATAAAGATATTGAAGATCTTCAGATGAGACAAAGAGTAATTCAAGATGAGATTTATATAATTCAAAGTACTAAAATACTACCTGCTGAAAATAAAATATATGACTTGCAAATACAAATAAATAATGAAGCCGATAGGCTTGCAACAAAATATAATAACGCTGCAGAGGCGCTAGAAAATCTTAGAGTTAAATTAAAAGATCTCCAAAAGGATCAAGATCGTTTAAACAAAACTATTCCAGGAGATAATGCTGGGGAGACAGAAGCAACACCAGCAGAGCCAGCACCCGACCCTTACCCTATTGGTCAAAGCGGGATGCTTTTAAATCCAGCTGGTCCAGCCCTAACCACTGGTGGCGGGTACCTCGGCGGTAGCGGTGGAGGGGGATCGAATTCTGTTAATATACCACCAGTAAAAACATTAACACCATCAGCACCATCAGCACCAACACCAACAGCAGATCAATCACAAAGATTGGCAGATGCAGCAAGATTGGCAGCAGCAGCAAGAGCAGCAGCGGAAGCAGCGGCAAAAAGAGTAGCAGGACCATCAGCAGCAGATAGGGCAGCAGATGCAGCAGCAGCAGTAAGAGATGCAGCAGCAGCAAGAGCAGCAGCGGAAGCAGCAGCAAATGCAGCAAAAGCGAGAGCAGCAGCGCAAGCAAAAGCAAATGAAGCAGAAGCACAAAGAGCAAAAGCAGCAGCAGCGGCAGCAGCAGACAGGGCAAGAGCAGCAGCGGAAGCAGCGGCAAAAAGAGTAGCAGGACCATCAGCAGCAGATAGGGCAGCAGATGCAGCAGCAGCAGTAAGAGCAGCAGCAAATGCAGCAAAAGCAAGAGCAGCAAACAGAGCTTTTGGTGGTTTTATTTCTAATTATGCTATAGGTGGAATGGTAAATTACAAAGGATCTACAGAACGTGCTCCAGGAATGATGTATGGAGGATCAGCTAAAAAATATGCATATGGATCTATCGTTCCTGGAAGAGGAATGACAGACAAGGTTCCAGCTCTGCTCACCCCAGGGGAATTTGTTGTAAGAAAAAGAGTTGCAGAACAATATGGACCTTTACTAGAATTACTAAATGGTCAAGTCTTCCCAACTATGAAAACTAACTCTTTCAATTCTTCTAATAAAACAGAAAAGTCTGGATCAATGTATAATTATAATGTAAACGTAACGTTAAATGGCTCCGACATGGATGCAAATGATGTAGCAAACGCCGTGATGCAAAAGATTAAAATGACTGAAAATAAAGGTATAAGGAGTAATAACATCCGTGGCTAATAGTTTATATATGGCTGGAAGATCTGCTTATTCAAGACCCCAAGCAATTGTCTGGGCTGATGCATATGAAAAAAGCAATGGAAAGTTTGTTCCAGTTGGCACAGAATTTGAAGACTTTATAATTCTTTCTGACCACAATAGATCAGAGATTTCTATATCTTGTGAAAGAATAGAGAACAAAAAAAGAATGATTAATGGAACTATGAGATCTTATCACATAGCAGATAAACAGAGACTTTCTTTTTCATGGAATCTTTTGCCTTCCCGTGCATTTTCCGCATCTGCAACATTTTCTGATCTTGGCGTATTGACCAACAATGTAGAAGATTTCACAGCAGACTTAGGAGCTGGAGGCGTAGACATTGTAAATTGGTATGAAAATCATACAGGATCGTTTTATATTCTTCTTGCATATGATAAATACAATGAGTTTACTGAAAATACCTATGGTCATTTAGCAGAATATAATCAAGTTTTACAGGTATTCTTTTCCTCATTTGACCATGACGTAATTAAACGTGGCGGAACAAATTATGACATGTGGGATATATCTGTTAGTCTTGAGGAAGTTTAATGTTTGAGGACTCAGACCTACAAGATGCGTTTTCCAATAGTCACTCATTAAAGATATCCTCTCTCATCTTAGCTGAGTTTAATTTAAATGATTTAGATAATGTTTCTAGAGTTGGAAACTATCGCTACCGCCCATTTGGGACAGAAGCAAAGTTCCTGGAAGCAATATCTACATACGATGAGTTTGATACTGGAGACTACTATACAGAAGCTGAGCTTTCATACAAAGAGTACTCAGATACTGAAGATGAAAATTTTTCTGTTGTAGATAAAACAAAAGACTTGTACTACTCTCTGGGAGACTGCCTTCTTCCATTTAGACCAAGGTCTGGAATAAATAAAGCAAGATTTTTAGCGGGATCATATATTGACAATGTTAGATCTGGCGATAGGCCAAGATACTACATGCCCTCTCGTAATGATTACTTTAAATATTGGAGTTCTTACAGAACAGAAAATGGAACAGAGAGAGGAATTTCAACTCCCGCTGCTATCGGGATAGATGGGTATGGTATTGATGATGCCTGTCCATTTATTGTTTATAAGAATCCTGTAAATGCAAATAGAATTGTTGTAAAGATTCAAACAAACGTAGGATCAGTTAACCTTGGCAGCATGAGAACTTCAGGGGACTTAGTAATTGAAGACCCTCTCTTTGCATACTCAAACGCTACAGTTCCACAAAGATTTAAAATACAAGTACTAAAGGGAAGCTCTTGGGTAGATGCAATTGAGTTTAATGAAAACTCTTTAAGACTAGACGACTCTCCAATAATTCCCAAAGATGGTCACTTAGAAATTTTTTATGGAATCAAAGTCCCACTAGGATTTGCTACAACATTTACTTATCTTGGAAGAACAACTACATCCTTGCTTCCCAACCAGGGATCTCTTGTGGGCTATGCATATATTGTTGATGATGACTCAAACCCACAAGGTGTATTAAAAATATGGGACGGTTCAGAATGGACTACCTCTAGTGTTAGTTATGGATGGTCCTTATATGAAGAAACTATCGTTAAGACTAATGGAACAGTAACAGAGCCATCAGATCCAATCTACTACACAGTTAATGGAGAGAATTTTTTTACAGAGTTTGAACAAATAAGGGGGATTAGAGTGGTTGTAAAAACAATGAACTCTTCAGATTCTTCATTAGATGTTATAGAAATATCTCCCAGACTAGTAGTAAACCTTTCAAATTATACAGAGTCATTTGACATAACAAAATCTATTGCAAATCAAAGCATGGGCCTTCCTGTAGGATCTCTTTCAGTTTCAAATGGAGCAATTAGCATTGCAAACTTTAATAACATTTTTACAGAAGCTAATATCTTTAATGGTTTGACGGGAAGTATTGTATCTGAATACGCAAGACAAAATACCAAGTTTGTTATATACGAAACAATTTTAAATGTAAACGGGTATGATAAATATGTTCCCATTAAAACTTTTTATGCAGAAGAATTTCCAAGACCATCTGGGGGAGACTCAACAATATCTATTCCCCTAAGAGATTTATTTTTTAGATTAGAAACAACAAATGCTCCAAGTGTTCTTACCCAAGAAACTACTCTAACTTATGCCATATCTACAATGCTAGATTATATAGGATTTAGTAATTACTCTTTTAGAAATATTACATCAGCAAACGACCCGATTCTTCCGTTCTTTTTTGTAGAACCAAATGTAAGCGTTGCAGAGATCTTACAAAGACTGGCTGTTGCTACACAAACTGCAATGTTCTTTGATGAATACAATAATTTTATCGTTATGTCAAAAGAGTTTCTATTCCCAGATGCTACCGATAGAGAAACCGACATGATTCTTTTAGGTAACGATGACACGATTGCAAACATTGAATCCATCTCAGATAATCAAACAAGAATTATCAATAGTGGACAAATCATGTACACCATCAGATATATTCAAAGAGAAGTTTCTAGCCTATCTTCAATGCTAAAACTAGATTCCGAAAGAGTTTATAAGTATAAGCCAGTTCTTTTGTGGGAGGTTGCAGCAACTGATGAAACCAAGACTATTAACGAAGCTAACAAGGTCTCAAGTGGCTACGCCCTGGGAGCCATGGCATTAAACAACCCCATTAGTGCAAGTGCTCCTTATGTTGCAAATCGTCAAGTGGTTAACAACATTATTGATTTTGGAGAAAGCGTTTACTGGCTTCCAAGATTTCAAGGTTACTTATACGCCAATGGAGAAATTATTAGATTTGATGCCGTTGAATACTCTGTCCCATCTTCCGCTGAACCAGTAGTTTGGATATCAAGCAACCAAGAGTATCAGAAGTACTTTGGCAGCCTAGCCTTTAATGGAAAGATGTTTCCAACGGGTAGGGTAAGAATATACTCTGAGCCATACTATGAAAATGTAAATGAGTCTGCAATATTAAAAAATGGAGATGTAAGGGTTCATGGAAGAAATCAATTTGGAACAGAAATAACTTTTCATTCCGCAGGTCTTAACCCCTATTGGTCAGACAACGATAATACCTACGGTTTAAAAATGTATTCAGATCTTATTTTTTCTAACAAGCCTACGGCAAGCATAGTTAATCCAGTGATAAGCACTACACAGAGAGTTGAGCTAGCAGAAATAAATACTGTTGCTAGAAAGTCTAAAAGAAATGGAATAATAAAAAACTTCATGTCTTCAAAAGTTTTTGCTGAGGGTGAAGTAAATAATCTTTTAGTAACAGACTCTGGGGCAGTTCAATCTTCTGCACTTGTCATTACTGGTCCAGCATCAGACCCAGTTGTTCCCAGCCCAAGAGATCTTGTCTCTTATGTTTACAAGGACCTCTCTACTAATTTTTCTTTTAGAAGTTTTGGAACCAGGATGAGGATCATTGGAAAAGTCAATAGAAACTCTGGACAAATCTCAAATGGATCAAGTAACTATTTTTCTTTGCAATCACCAAGCAATCCAAGCTCATTTGGTGTAAATGCAAGTTCTGGAGGAATGGGTATTATGGTAGACCCAACTAATGGTAGCGGGTATTATTTTGAGATTGCATCACTAAATGAAACAAACATAGATAGCTATATTCTGGCAGATGATTCTGAAGAAATAAATTCAACACTGCATAATATAATATTTTACAAAGTAAATAAAAATGTGAAAGTTGGAGACACCGCTAATTCTCCAGCTACCCCTATAAAACTTTGGGGAGGGTTGTCAAACATCCTTGTTGACTCTGGATTTTTTGTTGGTCAAGACAGAATCGCTACTACTGAAGAGTCTACAGTTTATGACTTATCAATTGAATATGAATCTTTAAGTGGGGGAGGAATAAGATTTTATTTATACATAAACAACATACTTATTCAAATAGTTAATGACACAAGCCCATTACCGATCAACACATCCATGGCTCTATTCGTTAGAGGAAGCTCTCATTGTATGTTTGAAAACATGTATGCACTAGATGACCTTGTTGCTAAAAATACAAATAGTCAAATATCTCAAACCAATAATGTCTTTGATGAGAATGGGATATCTACCAGTGAGTTTCTTAGAAAATACGCAATATCTGGAATGGTTCAATCGACATACCTAACAGGCATTAGTCCAGATACAAATACTCAATACAAAGTTTACTTTGAAGAGTTTGGAACAATCATGAGGGAGTGTGCCCATTTTAACATTAAATATGACCTAGCCTACCCTTCTTTTTATTCAAAAATTGCTAAAACATTTTCTAACGATAGAGGCTACACAGTTTCTAAATTTTACGGAGGGGCGTATGAATCAGAATTTTTAATATTTAATTCATCAGACAAGGCAATTGTCTTAGACGAAACTACGGGAAATTATTTAAGGATCTTGGGGATAACTTTTACTCAGAATACAACACAAGTTTTATCTGTAGATAAATACTTTAACAAACTTTCTAATTATTCAGACCCCTCTTACCAAGGTAACGAAATTACTTCTCCCAACATTAGTCTGCAAAAATATAATAAAATTAAAGCAAGCAGATCTAGATACGGGCTAAAAGAGTTTAGCTTAGAGTCTATGTATATTCAATCAGAAGATGATGCAAATAGTTTAATGGGATGGTTAATAGAGAAGACTATGGAACCCAGAAGAGAAATAGTTATCAATACCTTTCCAATGCCCCATTTGCAACTTGGAGACATTGTTACAATAGACTATATGATGCCAGGTGAAATAGAATATGTTGATCCAGAGACTAGGTTTGTCGTTCAGGATATATCATATTCAAGATCCTTGGACGGCCCAGGCCAATCAATTAAGGTGGTTGAAATAATATGACAGATGCAATAAAGATTCCATCAAGAGATATTGTAAACATAAGCTCTCAATCTGTGAGCGTAGCAGAAATAGAACAATTTCTTTTTCAAGATATTGGAGGAACAAGTTTAATAAACCTAGTTAGGCACGACACTATTTCTGGAATAAACCTGTCATATTCTACAATAATAAATTTAAAAAAGATAGCAATTGACTTTGACCCATCATTTATACTTATAAACAAAGCATCTTACAAATCTATTTTTGATCAGTTTTCAATTAAATTAGTTAGTAAAATACCCCAAGATAAATTCTATTCAAGTAATGAGTTGCTTCCACCAAGCAACCTTTTGACAAACGTTTATTTTGATGGAGACAATCTTGTAATTGAATTTGAAAATATAAAAGAAACAGAATTTGTTGAACTACAAATTGAAACAGATGGTAAAATTAATAGTGTGAGGGAAAATGATTACTAATAAGGGAAACAATATCATAACTAAATATCTTTTGGGGCAATCTCCTGAGTATGCAGCTTATATTTCAGTAGGAGTTGGAGCCACTCCCTTAGATTTAGATGAGACAGATCAGTCATCCACTACAAAACAATCAATGGATTTTGAGGCTTTTAGGATTCCAGTGACTTCTCGTGGACTAGTTAGTGACAACATTGTTATTGACATAGATTCCTGGCAACAAACCAATGGCGTAGTTACAGTTGATTTAGCTGGACCCCACGGTATGAAGTTGGGGGATTCAGTAACCATAGATTTTAGCCTCTCCAATACTTCAAATGATATTAAAGAAGGCATTTATGTAGTTGATACTACAACATCAAATCAAATAACCTATTCTCAAACATTTACTTCTGCATCGGCTACCCCAGCAAGCTGGAGTGCTAGTGCTTCTGACACAGGAACAGCATCATACGATAGAGAAAGAATTGTTTTTAAAGGTCAACTACCATCAGACCAAAGATATCAAATGACTGAGATTGCCCTATATCCATCCTCAAACAATAGCTTAGCCCTTAACTACGATAGCAGAATTATTTCTGGTTTCTTAACAACAGAAGGTTGGGTTTATAAAAATATTTCTGCATCATTAGTAGAAAGTGATAACGCAATAAGTCTTGTAACAGATAGCATTGCAGATACATCTGGAAACGTTAGCTCTGCAACATTCCTAGATCCAGTAACGGGTTCTGCTGCTTATGCATTATTCATTAATTCTAACAATGAAGCTTTTACTTTTTATGAAAGAAAAACTAGATATGAAAACTCCAGACTTTATGATAGATGCCTAGTTGTTCCAGGAAATATGACAACTTTTTCCAACGACTCCATGGAGTTCTCTAGTGTACAAAAACATATTTTTACTACGTCATTAAGATTGAATGCTAGCAAAAACTCTCCAGAGGATTATATAAAGTTTGCGCTAAGCGTATTATCTAAAAATATAGATGCAGAAAGTCCTCCTGCAAAAACTAGATTAAGATTTGATTTCCTTGACAGTATAAGTGGTCAGATTGCAACAGCAACAGAGCTCCTAACCTCTGGTGAACTATCTGCATCAAGATATGTTGTTATTTCAAAACAAATTAAAGACTTTAGTACAGGAGCAGATTTTAGTTGGGCTCGTGTTGACGGATTAAAAATTTATGCTCAGACACTAAACAGTGCTTCCAACTACGACGGATCTTATGTAGCTTTTGATGGAATAAGATTAGACAATGAAAACACAGAGAATCCACTGTATGGCATGGTTGCTTATTCAAAATTAAAAAATTCTTATGACGCTGCTCAACCAATTGAGAAAACAGAAAACTCTCAGGGGTATATAGAATATAGGTTCGGGGTGAACATTGTCTAATGCCAAAGGTTGTTATTGCAAAATCTGATTTACCAGACCTTTCTACAGACTTAACCAACAAACTAAGATATAGGGTTTTAAATAGAAATAAAAACTTATACTCTGATTGGTCAGTAATTGGTGAGGTTAAGAGAGCACTAGAGCAGATAAACTTTTCTTCTGCTTCAGCATCTTATAATGCTTATTCAGAAGGAAATAATAGGGTAGATGCCTTTTGGTATAGTTCCGACATCAATCAAAACTTTGATGTTTATGTTAGATATATTTTAAAAACTATAACAGAAGGAACTTTTGCAACATTATATTCTTATGATGCAATTCAATATCTAGGAAGAAAAAGCACTAACTCTTTAACCATAGCAAAAAAACCTATGGATCTTGTGTCATTTAATAGCCTCTCCTATTATGGATTGCAATTAATGGTAAAACTTCCAGAGTACCCTATTGTTTCAAATACACCAATTAATATAGATGGCGTAAGCAGAACTAGCAACTACCTCCAATACTTTTTAGCAAGATCACACTCCCTATCTGTTGGAGATTATGTTAATATAAGTTTTAACAATCAAATTACTTACGGATCAGAAATTGACTACTCTTTATTTTCAGGAATAAAAAAGGTATCAAGAATAGATAGTTCTTCTAATTTTAGCGTTTATACCCCTGGATCAAATATTAATTTTATAAAACCTCCAGAAATTGGCGGGTATCCAAATGTTGTAGAAAAGGTAAGTGGATCTGTTTTGTTTGCTACTGACAACATTGTTTTTGTTCCATGATATAATTTAACGAGGAGATTTTGTGGGAATATTAGCAACACCAAATAGAGGTCAGCCATTAGATGTAGATTATATATCTCAGATAGCTGGACAAGTTAATCAGCTTACTACTTTAGTAGGGGATAGAAGTTCAGCCTTTTCTACTGTCAATGACCTAAACACAAAAACAGCAGATATAAAAATTTTTGCTAAGACTGTCAATGTTTTTTCTAGTACAAACAAGACAGATGGGGACGTTGTAGACTACACAGTCTCATACCCTCCTTTTAGTGGCAACCCAGTCGTAACAGCTACAATTGTTTCTGGAGCCTCCTCTAGCGTTGGAGATGACGCAGTTGTTGTATTAAAAAACATCTCAACATCAAGTTGTACTTTTAGGGTAACTTTCAATACGGGTGGTAGCTTAGATATCTTTGTTAATCTTATCGCTGTTGGATTCTCCATATTGTAATCCCTGTGATATAATTTCTCTAAATGAGTAATTCTTTAAGTTGTAAAAAATGCAGGGGAAAAGTTTTTGTTGATCGGGTTCATAGCTCACACGACCATCTAGAAATTTTTTGTATAAATTGTGGATTTAGAAAGATGTTCCATCCACCATCTAAGTTTGGGAATTCAATTCAATGGTTAGAAAAGGCAGAGAAGGCCAGGACGATAATAATCAACGGGTCATAAAAGCTAGCGCAGTTATATTTTTTCTTGACAAAAACCTAATGCGTCTGATAACATCAAACCGTGGATCAAACATCGTCTATCTATATAATATAACCGAAGCAAAAGAGCAGACAATGTTGCTTTCTGATTTTAAGAAACATCGGAAAAGAGCTTATACATTTTCAAACACCTCAAGGCTTTTAAATAGAAGTAACATGCAATTGTACAGATATATACATAGAGGTCTTATTAGACCCCCTATGGGCATCCTTCCTGGTGGTGAGAGAATGTTTACAAAAAAATCTTACTATTCAGAAGATGATGTTTTTGAAATTAGAAGAGTCATGGGTTCCTTGCATAGAGGAAGACCAAGAAAAGATGGAAAGATAACAAACAATCATGTATTGACAGAGCAAGAGCTGCGTGGTAAGATGGGTGATGCACTAATGCTTTATGCAAAAACAAAAGATGGTCGATTCATTCCTGTATGGCAGGAAGATACCTATTAGGAGTAAATATGTCAAATAACACAAGCGTTACGGTTAACCTTGGGTACACACTAAACCTTGGAAACTTTCAGAGTTTGCGTGTAGATCTTGGATGTACAGACTTTGTTCGTGAAGGTGAAGAAAAAGAAGCAGCCATGGACAGGGTATATAATTTTGTTGAGGCTCAGGTCATTCAGAAAGTATCTGATGCCAAGAAGGAACTTGACGAGTCATAATGGCTGACAAGAAGCTGCGTTTTGCACTTATGGATAAGTTCAAGAAAAAGCTTCAGGAGTCAGGCAAGAATCAAGATATTAATCTTTTTTCTCAGCAATGGGCTGCCGATGCAATGATCGATTCATATGGATATGATCAATGCGTAGAAGCAATAGAGTATTATTTTTCTGTATCTGCAAGTCCAGATTGGACATGGTTTTCTTATAACTCTGAAAAAGTAATACAATCTAGACGACAAGACAGTGAAGATCGGGAATTGCGTAAAAAGCTTAGGGCTGGCGCAAAAAAATGGTTGGAGGGTTGATGCAAGACTTAGAGGCAAAGGTACTGTCTGCTGTACTTAATGACAAGCAGATTCATGTTCTGTTACAAGCAAACCCAGACTCTTTGTTTAGAACGCATAAAGATATCTGGCACTTTGTTCGTGACTATGCTGAACAAAACACCACGCTGCCACCAGTGTCTTTGGTAGTAGAAAAGTTTAGAGACTTTGAGCCTATTGCAGAGGTGGGGGCAACTAAGCATCACCTTGATGAGTTAAGGTCAAGTGTTCTTGATTTCTCTCTTAAAGATATTCTTAAGTCTAGTGCAGCATTGCTTAATGATAACAAGCCAGTGGATGCTCTGGATAAACTTATATCAAAAACATCAGAGCTAAAAAGAACTACTGCTGAAATTCGTGACATTGATGCAGTTGATCTTGAAGGTGCTATTGAATACTTTAAGCACATAGAGGAAATGGCAAGGCTAGGGTCTCATGGAATCAAGACAGGTCTTGCTGGCTTTGACAACTATCTTCCAGCAGGGATTATGCCAGGTCAGTTTGGTATTCTTCTTGCATACCCAGCAATTGGTAAGTCTTGGTTAGCATTGTTCATGGCTGTTCAGGCATGGAAGAACGGAAAGAAGCCACTTGTAGTTTCTCTAGAAATGACGGAGAGCGAAGTTCGTAATCGTGTCTACACTATCATGGCAGATGGAAGGTTCTCTCATCGAAAGATGAGTGCTGGAGATGTTGATATTGAAGAGTTTGAGCGGTGGGGAAGTACATACCTAAAGAACATGCCTTCTTTCCAGATTGTTTCTAATGATGGTCTTGGAGAAGTAAGTCCAGCAGTACTGAGAGGAAAGATTGATCAGTACTCTCCAGACATTGTATTTGTAGACTACATTCAGCTTATGCAATCAAATAGTCCAACTGATAACGAAACTGTTAAAATTAAAAACATTAGTCGTGAGTTAAAGATTCTTGCTATTAGTGAGCAGGTTCCTATTGTTGCAATTGCTTCTGCTACACCAGATGATGCCACAAACATGAATACTGTTCCTGCACTTGGTCAAGTAGCATGGTCTAAGCAACTAGCATATGATGCTGACTGGGTTCTTGCCCTTGGTCGCCAACCCTCCTCAGATATTCTTGAGTGCGTATTTAGAAAGAATCGCCACGGGTACTTAGGAGAGTTTTTAGTTCAAATTGACTTTGATAGTGGAAGATTCTTATACAAGGATATGGAAGATCTTTAATAAATTAAAATAGTATAATTAGTGTATGGTGTTTCTACATAAGAATATTAAAAGATTTGAGATAGACGGAGAGATATATGATGAAGCCACCATTCCAAGAATTAAAGAGCAGTACATAGATCTTTTAAAAGTTATAATGCAAAACAAAGGTTATGTCATTAGATATGATGTTGACCCAGACTTTTCAGTAGAGTATACTGGCAAAAGTTTTAAATTCATCCTATCAGTTTATGGAGTATTCGTTGGAAAGAGGAAAGCTCAATGCTTATCAGGGATAGACAAAAACAAAGCGATTTTACGACCTACTCAGAAGAGCAAGTCAAAAGAGTCCTCCTGTCCAGTGGAGTAAATGTAGAGTATGAAGTAGAGACTGACTTTATCATTTACTGTCCCTACCATAATAATTATAGAACACCAGCAGCAGAAGTTTCTAAAGAGACTGGTCAGTTTTACTGCTTTGGCTGTCAAGAATCTAAATCCCTAACAGAGTTCGTAATGTTTGCAACAAAAAGAAGTTTTTTTGAGGCAGCAAGAATGATACATTCAAAGCAGCAAGAGTCAAACATCCTTGATGACCTGTCAAAGATACTTGACAAAGAAGATGAGTTTATTGAATTCAACAGTGAACTAATAGGTGCTTTAAACAAAAATGCATTGTCTTCTTCAAGGGCTGCAGGATATTTAAAGGGTAGGGGAATACAGAAGGCAAGCGTAGAGAAGTACCTCATTGGCTACTCTGAAAAGCAAGATATGATAACCATTCCAATACAGGCTCCAGATGGAATGCTAGTCGGCTTTGTTGCTAGGTCAATTGAAGGAAAAGATTTTAAGAATAGTCCAGGACTTCCAAGAAGTAAGACAATGTTTAACATATCAAGAGCTAAGAGATATGATAAAGTTTTTGTAGTTGAGTCATCATTTGATGCAATAAGACTTGAGCAGGTAGGTGCTCATGCGGTTGCCACATTAGGGGCATCTGTAAATAAGCGACAGAAAGAGTTGCTTAAAAAGTATTTTAATAGTATAATACTAATATCCGACAATGATGAGGCTGGCAAGGGTATGCAGGAAAAGATGAAGTCATCCCTTGGTCATTCACTTGTGATAGGAAACCTACCATCTGATGTTAAAGATGTTTCTGACATGGATGATAAAAGAATATCAGAGTTTGTCTCAGAGTTTGACGATGAAATAAGCTACATTTTACAGTAGCAACTACTATATAAGGAGAATAAAAGTGAGTATAATTAAAGGTCTCAAAGACATTAATGAGGCACTAGACAAGCCTCGTGGAAATTCAGCATCAGGACCACGAGTACGCTGGCTAAAGCTAGAAGATGGTCAGAGCGTAAAGATCAGGTTTGTTAATGAACTTGATGAAGACTCTAAGCACTACAACGAAAAGAATGGCCTAGCCATTGTAGTCAAAGAGCACACAAATCCAAAGGACTATCGCCGTAAGGCTCTAGATACTATGGATTCAGAAGGTCGTGACTGGGCAGAAGAGATGCACCGTAAAGACCCCAAGGCTGGCTGGGCTGGTCGTCTAAGATTCTACATCAATGTTTTAGTTGATGACGGAATGGAAGATCCATATGTAGCCGTATGGAGCATGGGTGTTGCAAAGTCTGCAACATTTAGTACTGTTCGTGAATATGCTATGGAATCAGAAGGCATTACGAATATGGTATGGAAGCTAAAAAGAAATGGAAAAGGAACAGAGACAAACTATATTCTTATTCCAGGAGCAACAGATACGGAAGAGTTTGACTGGTCGGGCCACGAAGTACTACCATTGGAATCTGCGATTAGAAAGGTTCCTTACGCCGATCAAGAGTCATTTTATTTAGGTTTTGACGATCCCACTACATCTACTAGTGTGGATTGGTAATAACTTGAATTACGTTCCGCTTCATGTTCATTCCCATTTTAGTCTAATGGATGGTGTATCAACTCCAGAGGAGTATGCATTTCGTGCAAAAACTCTAGAGATGCCTGCCATTGCAATTACAGACCATGGGGTGCTGTCTGGTCACAGACCTATGTATCGTGCTGCAAAAGAGCAGGGTATAAAGCCAATCCTTGGTATCGAAGGTTATATTACCGCTGATAGATTTGATAAACGAGATAAGAATGAAAGGGAAAACCCCCTTGACCTTATCTATAATCATATTGTAATCCTTGCCAAGAATCAAATTGGTTTACAGAACTTGAACAAGCTGAACGAGATAGGCTGGACAGAGGGATTCTATAGGAAACCACGCATAGACTTTGAAGTTCTTGATAAGTATGGCGAAGGTCTTATAGTATCCACTGCCTGCATGTCTGGTCTCATCAATAAAGCTATTGAGTTAGACGAGTATGCAGTAGCAAAGCAACACATTAAATGGTTTAAAGATAGATTTGAAGATGATTTTTATGTAGAACTTATGCCACACAATGTTGCTGGCATGAATATGGAGCTTTATAATCTTGCTCAAGAAGCAGGAGCAAAGTGCATAACTACTCCAGACTGTCATCATTGCACACCAGATCAGAAGGTAGTGCAAGAGATGATGCTGGCTCTTAATACACATGCAAAGCTTCAAAAAGACGTTTCATATGAGAAGTCAACATCATACAAAGACATGATGGAAAGACTTGACTATCTATATGGTGCAGATAGAATGATGAGCTTTAGATCATTTGATATCCACCTTCTTTCTTATGATGAAATGAAGAGTGCTATGGATGCAGAGGGTGTCACAGATGAAAGTATCTATACCAATACCCTTGAGATTGCAGACAAGGTAGAAGAATATGAAATTAAAAGCAACCTAAACCTTCTACCAATAAAGGTAGATCATCCTCAAAAAGAATTGCGTAGCCTAGTAATGGCTGGTCTAAAGCTTAGAGGCTTAGACAAAAAAGAAGAATACCTTGATCGTATCAAAGAAGAGTTAGAAGTTATTCAAGATAAAGACTTTGCTCCATACTTCCTTGTGGTTCACAATATGATTGCGTGGGCAAAGAGTCAGGGTATTCTCATTGGTCCAGGTCGTGGTTCTGCAGCAGGATCTCTTGTCTGCTATGCTCTTGAAATTACAGAGGTTGATCCAATTGAACACGGCCTACTGTTCTTCCGATTCATTAACCCAGATAGAAATGACTTTCCAGATATTGACACAGACATTCAGGATTCACGGCGTGACGAGGTAAAAGAGTACCTTGAGAAGGAATATAAGCATGTCGCATCTATTGCAACATTCTTGCAGTTTAAGGACAAGGGTGTAGTTCGTGACGTTTCTCGTATCCTTAACGTTCCTCTTCCAGATGTTAATAAAGTACTTAAGCTTGTTGATACATGGGAAGACTACTGTCGATCATCATCAACTAAGTGGTTCCGTGATAAGTACCCAGAGGTTGAAAAGTATGGCGAACAACTAAGAGGTCGAATTCGTGGAACAGGCATTCATGCTGCTGGAATCGTTACAGCCAAGGAACCAATTTTTAATTACGCTCCACTTGAAACTAGAATAAGCCCTTCCACTAAGGAGCGCATCCCTGTTGTTGGAATTGACATGGAAGAGGCAGCCGATATCGGTCTAATTAAAATTGATGCACTTGGTCTAAAGACACTAACAGTAATCAATGATACGCTAAACAGTATCAAGTCTCGTTATGGATTAGATATAAATCTAAAAGAACTTGACATGAAGGATAAGCATGTTTATCAAATGCTTTCAGATGGTCACACAAAGGGAGTCTTTCAATGTGAGGCAACGCCATATACAAATCTTATTGTTAAGATGGGTGTCAGAACATTTGAGGAGTTAGTAGCATCAAACGCACTGGTTAGGCCAGGTGCAATGAATACCATTGGTAAAGAGTATATGGCTCGCAAGCATGGAAAGAATACCATAGAATATATTCATCCACTAATGAATCAACACCTTAAAGATACATATGGCTGCGTTCTTTATCAGGAGCAGGTCATGCAGGCTTGCACAACTCTTGGTGGAATGACAATGGTAGAAGCAGACAAGGTTCGAAAGATTATTGGAAAGAAAAAGGATGCAACAGAGTTTGATCAGTTTAAAGATAAGTTTGTCTCTAATGCATCAGCATATATAAGTCCATTCCAAGCACAAAATCTATGGCATGACTTTGAGGCTCACGCAGGATATTCTTTTAACAAGTCTCACGCCGTAGCCTATTCAATGCTTTCCTATTGGACAGCGTGGCTAAAGTTTTATTATCCTACAGAGTTTATGTTTGCAATTCTTAAGAATGAGAAGGATAAGGATGCTAGAACAGAGTATCTTATTGAGGCAAAGCGTATGAATATTAGCTTAAAGCTTCCTCACATTAATGAATCTGATATAGACTTTAAGATAGAAGGCAAAGGTATTAGGTTTGGTTTGTCAGCAATCAAGTGGATATCTGATGGAGTTGCTTCAAAGATTATGGCTAATAGGCCATTTAACTCCTACCAAGAAGTAAGAGATATTGCTTTTAAAAAGGGTAGCGGAATAAACTCAAGGGCAATAGAAGCTTTGGATGCAATTGGAGCACTAACCTTTCCAGATCATCCACGAAATGAGGATACTGTTAGGGATAACCTCTACGAATACTTAAACCTTCCAGAGTTCTCTATGAACATTCCCTCCCATTACTATGCATATATTGACAACACTGAAGACTATGATGAGTCCAAGAGTCATATTGTTATGGGAATGGCTAAAAAGATAAAGCGTGGCAAGGGGTGGTGTCGTGTAGAGTTTATGGACAAGACGGGTATGGTAGGAATCTTTGATGAAGAAGATAGCAAAATAGAAGTAGGAAAGACATACATAATTCTTTCAGCAAGTAATCGAATAGCAGATTTTTTACAGGTAGAAGATGCTGATAAAGTAAAGTCACCATTGACAAAGTTCTTAAACTACAAGACCTTGCCATATGGACAAAATGAGTATTTTGTGCTATCTTTTAACCCTAGAGTAACAAAAGCAGGAAAGAGAATGGCTCATATGGTTCTTGCAGATTATGATCGTAATCTAATTCCTGTCGTTGTCTTTCCGACTATGTTTGCTGAAGCCTACATGAAATGCGAACCAGGAAGTATTCAAAAGCTTTTAATGAACGAACTTAAAGATGGAACGATAACAGTAAAGGAGATAAGTAAATGACATACGGTATAGATGAGTTAGCATTTGAGATTCATAGCAATGCTATTGACAAAGGCTTCTGGGAAGCAAATAACGGTCTGATCTTTTATATGAAGCAGATTGCAATGATTCATTCAGAGGCCACAGAGGTCTTAGAAGCAATGCGTAAAGAGGAGGGTGGCGATAGTGTAGTCAAAGAGTTGTCAGACATTATAATTCGTACCCTAGATTTATGGGCTGGACTTGTTCGTGATGGTTATACTAACAAATCCATCGAAGAGTCTTTAGTTGAAAAAGTAAAATATAATACAGAAAGAGAAAGAATGCATGGGGTACTGGCATAATGTCAGATACTATTAATATGGAATCAGTTCTTTCTCAGTTAGATCCAAAGCTTAGAAAGAAAATTACATCAGCATCAGGAATTGAAGTACATAAGCAAAAGACTCCAAGCATTGGACTAAACAATGCACTAAAAGGTGGTCTTGCATATGGTCGTCAAATACTTATCTGGGGAAACAAGTCAGCAGGAAAATCATCCTTTTGTTTACAGATGATTGGTGAGGCTCAGAAAGAAGGAAAGATCTGTGCTTGGATAGATGCAGAACAATCGTTTGATCCAGACTGGGCAAAGAAGCTGGGGGCAGATCCAGAGAAATTAATCTACTCTCAGGCCAGAACTGTCAATGATATGGTAGATGTTGCTACACAGCTTATGTCAGCAGGAGCAGACATAATTGTTGTAGATTCTATCTCTGCCCTTCTTCCAGCAATCTACTTTGAAAAGGATAGCTCAGAACTAAAGCAACTTGAGAACACAAAGCAAATTGGTGCAGAAGCACGAGACATGACTAATGCCGTGAAGATGCTTAACTATGCAAACAACCAGACAAAGCAAACCCTTTTGATTCTTATATCTCAACAAAGAAATCAAATTGGGGCTATGTATGTCAGCCACGCTCCAACTGGTGGTCACGCTGTTAAGTTTTTCTCTAGCACCATTGTAAAACTTTGGTCTAGTGAATCAGAAAACCAAGCAATCAAAGACAAGATAGCAACAGGAGATAAATTAATTGAAAAGAAAATTGGAAGAAGTGTTACATGGAATGTGGACTTCAATAAGACTGGACCCGCTTTTATCAGCGGTCAGTATGATTTCTACTTTGACGGCGATAATATTGGCGTGGACAATATTGCAGAAGTCCTAGACGTTGCAGAGCAACTTGGTAAGGTTGAAAAGGGTGGAGCATGGTATACCGTCCTTGGAGAGAGGTTCCAGGGGCGTGCAAAGGTGATTGAGTGGCTTAGGGAGAACCCAGAGAAAGCAGAAGAACTTGTCAAGCTACTCTAAGTATGAAGTGATGCATGGAGAATTTTCTTGTCAAAGTTGTCAGCAAAAAATATCAACAGCAAGATTCTACCCAGCCGTTCTTGATATTACATGGAAGTGTAAAGACTGTGATACTGTCTCTACCGTCAACATAAAAAGAGACAGGGGTTACTAATGAGCGAGCGTGCTGAACTTAGAAGAATAGGTGCGACCCCACACAAGAACTCTGGTAGGGGAAAGATACAAAAAGCTGACGGAAGCCTTGACAGGTACATAGTTGATGTAAAGGAATACTCTAAATCATTTTCTATAAATCGTGATGTATGGGCAAAGATATGTACAGACACATTAAAGACAGATCCAGAAAAGTCACCAGTCCTCATGATTGTTCTTGGAGACACACACAAGACAAGACTTGCTATAATTGAGTGGAATGAATTCGAAGAACTACGAGAGATAAGAGAGAAAAGTGACGGATAAGAGTACGCTACAAGAGATTAATGATTTATATAATATTGCAGAGTTCATGGAAGATGAAGAACTTACTAAAGCACTAGAGTTTATAACCAAGCTAATTCTAAAGCCAGACATTCCCCTTGCCGTTGCATCTGTAGAAATTGTTCGTATGCAAGCAATTGCAGCAAAACTAGCTTTGCAAGCCAGGTGGATGACTAACGTAGAAAAAGGAAATACAGCAAAGAAAAATATCTATTACACAACTGCAGCAGAACTTGATAAGATTGTTGCATCTCTAAAATATCTAGTGAAGGTGTGACATGGCTAAAACAATTGTAAGTAAGATTCTAAAAAAGAGCAAGAGTGTGCTAAAGGATGTGGAAAAGTTTGAAGAGTTAGAAACTGCGTGGCAAACAGAGATGCAAGACGAGTCAGAGTTCCAGGACTCTGGCCCCCTTTCTGGACTTGTTGAGGCCATAGAAGAAGGCTATCGTAAAGACAATGTTCCAAAGCACATGCAGAAGAAAACTTTCGCTCCATCAACATTGGTGTGGAATCATGGCGTATGCCCAAGGTATTGGTATCTAGCATTTGATGGTGCAGAATTTTATGAGTACAAGAGTGGCAAGGTTATCACTAACATGGATAGTGGTTCAGATAGGCACGCTCGTATTCAAAAAGCATTAGAAGATTCTGGTATCTTAATTGATAACGAAAGAAAGACAATTAATGAGGACCCACCTATCTTTGGTTACACAGATAGTTTTATCAATTGGAATAATACAGAGTATGTGGTGGAAATTAAGACAACCAACCATGATTCTTTTGATAGGCATAAGAGATCTAAGAAGGCTAGTACATATCATATCGTGCAGCTTCTAATTTATATGAAAATCTATAAGAAGAAAAACGGTATAATATTATATGAGAATAAAAATACTCATGAACTACTAGCAGTACCAGTGAACATTACT